ATAATTTCAGATATTCCATTTAAACACTCTTTTGTCCCATAAAAATATACTCTTTTATATTTATCGTTAAATAATACTCCTCCGTCCTCATCCATGTATCCTCTAATAAAATGATTAATAAATTTATGATTGTATAAGCATTTGGTTATGCTATATATTTTAGATTTTGCAGGAATTATATTAAATTTTTCCAAAGAATTTACAAGATATTTAGAGGCAAAAGATATTGAGCATCCAGTTGTATCTTTAAATATTTTATTAAATCTTACGCCACCTTTATTATTATAAATTCTTAATTTAGATGTAGATTTTAAACTATTTTTTAACTTTTCTAAATGATTAATATCTTTTATTGACAAATTAACTGTCATATTATAAGATCTAGATGATGACTTATTCATTACGTTTCCATCAGCTGCAATGAAACCAGCCCAATACATTACATCACGCCCTATTATATCATCGTTATATTTTTTAAAATATTCTTCATCAAGTATATTTTTTCTTATTTTAGAATGCTCAATATTATTATCATTTAGTATGCTAGTTACTTGCCTGGTAGTTATATTAAAAATATTTGAAACTTTTCTAATTGACTTATTTAATAAGTAACTTTCTATAATTTTTATTTGAAAATCTTTATCAAAAATTTTTTTAACATGTTTTAATCTCATTGTATGCCTTTTGATTTTATATCTTGCATTTAATGTATCAATTAACTAGTATAATTTTATGAAAAAAAAGTTGTCTATTAAAGATATGTCGCCAATGTTTTTGATGCGAATTATTAATAAAGCAAAAAAAAATCTTAAAAAAGATAAGATAATGAAAAGTGTTTTTAAAGAGCACGGTCAAGACATTGATATGATAGATTATATTCCTACGTACTTTAAAACCCTAGACGTTTCAGCTAAGACTGACCATGGGGTAGTTTGGTTAAACTATAAACTTATTTCTGATGGTTTTGACAAATTTGACTACTCTTATTTAGTTCATGAATATACCCACTGGTTACAACAATGTTTTGGTAAAAAGCCTACTAAAGGTGCAGATGATGGAGAGTATTTAGATAATAAATTTGAACAAGAAGGATTTCAAAACCAAGTAGAATATATTGCAGATCATTTTGGAGAAGATGAAGCAGAAAAATATGTAGATAACTTACTAGATTATCATGATGTGAAAGATAATGGTAAAAAAGATAAATTAGAAGCAGTACTACTAAAAAATATATAACCTACTCTCCCTATATAATATCCCATTATTTTGTCGAGATTTTTATTATTCTAAAATAAAAAAGCTAATAAATAAGAATAATAATATGGTTTATTATTTAAATCCACCTTATGTTGGTATAGATGCTGTGTCCTCTTTAGGAGATGGTTATACAATTAATATAAAATGGTTTCAAGCCTATGCCACAAATATTAATAATAAAATAGCTTATCATATTTACTATTCGACAGAAAAAGAAGATGTTTTTTATGAAGGCGTAAAATATGTATCTATTGATTCTTCTTTAGAAGCAAATATTATAAATTTGAACCCAGGACAAAATTATTATTTTTCTGTTAGACCTGTAGAGTATGATTCTACAATATTTAATCTTGAAAATATTTTAGCTGTTGCATATGATAATTTAAGAGTTTATCCTAATAGTTTATTAAGGTCAAATATAACTAGTTCTGATTTAATTATACCTTTAATTGATATAGATGGTTTTCCATCTAATGGACTTATAAAAGTAGGAGTTGAATTAATACAATATTTGTCTGTAGATTCTTTTAATAAAAATTTAGTATTAACCAATATTTCTCAAAGAGGGGTTAATGGTACTTTAGCATTAGATCATAATATAGATGGATATGATGGATATAAATTATGGAATCCTGCGGTTACATTATTTGTGGTGGGAGAAGACAATAGATTTGATAGAATTTATAGATGTCAATCTAGATTTGAATATCCTAATTTTCCATACACACAAAATGATGGATATCATCAAGTTACTAAAGACATATTAACTACTGATTTATCAGCAAGCGATGAATCTAATATTGGGTTTCCATCTTATGATTATGCCGGATATCATAGAACAGATCCAGTATTATTATTGACAGGTGCCTGTGTAGGAAGCTACATTGGTGGAGAAATGGGATGTATTGATGGATATGGAAATGTTAATGTTTTAAGAGGTTTATCAGTACAAGATCACAATAATCAAAGACAAGAATTTTTATTAAATGTTACAGGTAAGCCTGCAGTTTTAATAAAAAGAGTTAGAACAGGTGTTACATGCGCTTGTTATAGAGCATCTAGCGAATATGCAGATGATAGGTGTCCATACTGTTATGGAACCAAATTTGTATTTGGATATGAACAATATTTTAATCCAAGAAGGTCAGATGGAAGGATATTAGTTAGACCATCAGCAGCAGAAGAAAATTTAAAGATGCAAGAAGCTGGCTTGGAATCTGAATTTTCTACAGAATTTTGGACATTAACAGTGCCAACTATAAAAAATAGAGATGTTATTGTTTTATTTGACATTGATGGAAATGAAGAATTTAGATATGAAGTTATGACCGTATCTAGAAATAATACATTAGTTGGATTGCAAGGCGGTCAAAAGTTAAGAGTTCAAAGAATCAGAAAGACAGACCCAGCCTATCAAATACGTATTTTTAGAGATACGTCTAAACTTCCATCACAATTAAATACATCTATTGGAATGACAGCAAGTATTCCACCACATACACATAAAATAGTTGTAAATGAAAATATTACATCAGTAAATCAAGTTAATCAAACTACTTCAGTAATGCAAGGTCATAATCATCCTATTGTAAATGGAGAAGTTTTAGAGGTATTAGGTCATACTCATGCAATTTTGCTGCCCTAATAATAAACTAGCATACATATAATAATTTTAAATGAGAGTATACAATGAGTGACCCTTTAGTTCCTAATTATAAAAAAAATGTTGGAAGATTAGTTACTGATCGTTTTGATTTTGAAAGCCACAAAGAAGGTACTGATTTTCGTCATCAAGCAGGTCAAATAGATTTATTTCCTAAAATAGTTATAGATGGAAATACTAAAGAAAATGTACAAGATGCTATTTCTTCATTAGCTAATGTTATTTACTCTCCTTCTTTACCTGACGCAACAATATCTTCTAAAGGTGTTATTAAAATTAATGGAGATATTTCTGGAACAGCAGATACTATTACTGTTTCTAGTATACAAGGAAAGCCTATTAGCACATTAGTTCCATCTGCAGGTCAATCATTAATTTGGGATGGAGTATCATGGACTCCAACTACTTTATCTGGAATTTTTACAGCATCACAAGATTTAGCTGGAAATAATCTAAATCAACAAGTAATTCAAATTTCTGGAGACATTTCAGGAAATGTTTTAATACCTGCAAATAATTTAATTTTTAGTGAAACATCTATTCCTTCAATATCTCAATCTTATGCAAGTAGTACAGATGGTGTAGATTTAACTCTTACGGCACAATCGGCGCTAGGTAATGGAGGAAATGTAGTAATATCTGGCGGTTATGCTGGCCTTGATAATGCACCAGGAGGAGTTAAACTATCAGTAGATAATCATAATTCAACTATGATACAAGCTACTAAATTTTCTGATGGTAGAAGAGTATTAAGCTTATTAGGAGAATCAGATGATGGAGAAGTGCCTGATGGCGATTTAGTACTTTACATTAAAGAGGCTGCAGATGAGCCTAGTTCAGGCAGTCCTACTGGTGGAGTTTTATTATACTGTAATAATGGACAATTAAATATTTTAGAATCAACAGGAAATCAATTTGTAGTTGGTTCTATGCAGAATCCTAATATTTGGGGTTATTTAGATTCCGGCAATCAAGTATATTCTACAAGAACTAGCTCGCAAACTACAACAAATACTGCAAATAATATATTTTCTTACTTAATGCCAAATAATTCTTCTGTTTATGTTGATGTTACTATGATAGGAAAACAAGTTGGAAGTAGCAATTCTTCTCAAATTAGTATGTTTTTAGGCTATTCTATTGATTCATCAGGAGGAGCTACTCCTATGGGAAGTTTAAGTGCCTATGATTATAGAGATACTGGCGCTCCAGCATCTGGCTGGGATGCTGGAGATATTGTTAATTCAGGCGCAACATTACTTATTAAAACTGGTTTTAATGCAGCCACAACTATAAATTGGTTTGCAGTTGTAAAATTGAGCATAATTGCAGATTAATCAAATTAATATATTATTAATAATATATTAATTATTTTGTATAATTGCAAGGAGAATAATTATGGATCCAATTCTTACAATGCTTATAACTTGGCAATTTGTTGTCTTTGGTTTAGCTATTGCCGCATTAATATTTGTAATTAGAAAATTAGCAGAATTTTTATTATTAGATTGGTTTAAAGTATCACAAAAATCTAAAATTTTAAAATTATGGAATGATTTGATGTTACCTATTTTACCAGTTTTAGTTGGCGGGTTATGTGGATTTTTATTTAAAACTTATCCATATCCTAATCAATTATCCTCTAATGGAGGAAGAATAATATTTGGTTTAGTAGCAGGATTAATGTCAGGTCTTTTATATAGAGTTATAAAATCTTTATTATTTTCAAAAATTACTATAGAGCCAGAAGAAAAAGAAAAGCAAGAAGATAAGTAATTTTAAGTCATAATATTGTAGTAAACCTAAATTAGCGGTGAAATAATGAGTAAATTTCCTTCAAATTTTGATGATGATGTTACATTGCCCTTTGTAAATGACAATTTAACAGAAATTGGAGCAGAGGCTATTAATGCAGTCAGAGATGCTGTATTTAATATTGAACAATATTTAGGTTTAGGAGCAGATGGAACTACAGGGTCAGTTGCAAATAGAATTGGAATATCTCTAAATTTAGATGGTACAATTAAGCCTTCCGCTATAACTGGATTAGGGTTAGTAACTTTACCAATTACAAACGCACAAATATCAAGCAGTGCAGAGATTCAAGAATCTAAATTAAAATTAGATTACAGAACATCTGATTTATTTAATTATATAAAAGATTTATCAGCAGATGTTAATACTAGTTTAGGATGGATATCTTCTACTGGCTCTAAATTAGATCCTCATTTATTAGGATTTGCTTTCGTACATACATTATCGCAAATTGCTGTAACAGATAATCCAGCTTTAGGATTTAAAGATAAGTTTAAAAATTTTAGAGATAATTCAAATGCATTTACTGCTCTTACAGAATTAAACAATGAATTACTTTATCATCAATTTGCTGATGGATATGCTACTGAAACAGTAAGCTCTATTACAACTAATAATGGAACTTCATCATATCCATCTTCATATGCTCACTTATCTAGTGGTATATTTATAGATACTGATAGATTTTCTACAATACCTCAGACTGCAAATGATTTACAAAAATTTGCAAATTATATAGATAGTGCAAGTATATTTTTGTTAGGCACAAGAATACAAAATTTATTTTCTAATGGAATATCTAGAGAATCAAGATCTGCAAATTTAGTAGTTGATGGATATGGTCAAGAAATAGTTCCTTCAACTCAAGTAACTACATATTTATTAAATATTGGAAATAATTCATCTCCTTTTGATGATATTAATACTGGTGATGATATTGTTGAATTCAAACCATCTAGTTCAGATATGTCATCAAATTCATTTGATGCTAAATTTGCATTAGTTAAAGTTGGCGATATCATTAGAATTAATTATGATGGCGTTGAAATTTCTCATATTATAAAAGAAAAAAAATATGTTCAAACTTCTGGTAATAAAAAATATTCAGTTAGAATTGAAGGAAAAAATTTAAAGTATTCTACTACTGCAAGTGCAAGAATTGATAAACCATTATTAAATAATAATAAATATGCAGCTTTAGCAGTTGCAGCTGCAAATAATAATTTTTCTGAAATACCAAGCCTTATTGCAGTTAATGCAAGATCAGCTTCAGCTTTAGGTATTGGATTTAATCCTGATCTAATAGATTCAGAGCATTATGTTTTATATTTAGCATTATATCCTACAGGAAATCCTGCTGATGGATATACTATATTACCAGGTATAGATATAACTGGTAATGCAGGCGCAACTCCTGGAAAATATACATTAGAATCAATAATTGAATCAACAAATAATGCATTTAGAGCTTCAGGATTTAATTATAGATTTGTAGCATTTCAATATCAAGGAGAATTTGGTATTGCATTAGCAGATTCATATAATAATACATCTTTTTCAATATTAAGTGGAATTATTGGATCTAATGGTTCTTATAATACTTCAGCAACTGCAATAGCATTTCCTAAAAATATAGTTGGTTTAACTTCAGCTACATCGCTTTTACCTTTAGATCCTCTTGGATTTGGTCCAACCAAAGCAAATTTAGCAAGCCCTCCATATTCTGCAAGTTATGATACAGCAGACGCATCTCAAACTCCTACAAAAATATTTATTCCACTTAAGAGAAATAATTTTTATGTAAATGGATTTGAAATAGAAAAATTTGGTTTAGATAAAAACCAAATTCAAGATAAATATGGAGATGGATATTGGCTTGGCACAATTTATAATAAAAATATTTATCCAGGACCACCAGTAGGTAGAGTTGAAGTTACATATAGAATTCCATTAGATTTATCTACTTCTGGTTTAGCAGTAGGAAAAACTATTGTTATACAAAAAGTAAATTCAGGCGGTCTTGTAAATTTTGGAAGATTTATTATCCAATCAATAAATTCTTCATGTGGTTCAGTTGATTTTACTGATATTACTGTATATGATGCTGTACATGCAAATGCAGTATCTCCTACAACTACTTTAGATATCGGATCAGAAGTAGCAATTTATTTAGACTATAGTTCTATTTCTTTTAATAAAGAAAGTGCAACAGATTTATCTATAGTATCACCATTTAAGAGACATTTTGAGGTATTAATAAATCAAAATGGAGAAACATTTACTCATGAAAGAGCAAGAATAAATGCAAGCTCTTCTACTATAAATATTAATGGCTCTGTTCCATTATATACATATTCTGAATTAAACAAATTAAATATAGTTAGAGTGTCTCCAAAATTAAGAGGATATCAATTTGGAAATGTAAATAAAATTTCTCTTTATATTACTCAATTCACCTCATATGGAACATATGTAGGATACTTATGCTATTATGATGGAGTTGGAACTAATAATTTAGGACCAATCACACAAGGTAGAGTGGGCGAAATTACTAGATTTTATGATGAGTCAAATATTGATTATATTGATATTTTATTTGATGCAAATGTTACAGTATCCGCATTTAATAATCAAGCTCTAGACTTCCAATTATTTCCAACATTATCATTAGATAATGAAATAATGTTAATTGCAACTTGTCAACTTGATGATATAACTAAAAAAGTTACTAATATTAAAGATGAAAGAGCATTTGGAAATATAGGAGAAAAAGATTTAGGAACCTCAGCTTTAAATTATATTTCTACTGGTGAAAAATTATTACATGCAAATGGTGTAATTAGAGGATTTGATTTACAAACTACAGGAGTAAATCCAAATAGCAATCAAATTTATATAAATGGTGGTGTAGCATTAGTTAATGGAAAATTCATTCAAGTAAATAAACAAACAGTTGTTATTCCAATTATAAAAGAATTATATTCATCTGTTTACTATAATATTAATTGGGCTCTCTGTATAAATGATCGTGGAGAATACCAACCAATACCAATGTTAGATGTTGAGGCTGGTACGCCAGGAACTTCAAATAGATTATTTAGAGCATATAATCCTGCAAATGGATTATCTTATAATTTAGAAGCTACAACTTTTTCAAATATTATAAATAATAAAAAGAATTTAACATTATTATATGTTGTATCTTCAACCGTTGTACAATCTCCTTTATCAATATCTTTAAGCATTACTGATGCTAGAAGATTTGTAAATGATTTAGATAACAATTTTGATCTTAAACTAGCAAATTTTGGTTCTCAAGGAAATTTTCAAAATATTGAATCAATATTTAATTGGATTAAATATAATAATTTATATAATGGCACTGCAATTGTTAAAGGATCTTCAGAAGGTTATGGAATAATTGCAAAGCCAATTACTTTAGATTTTATTTCCAATGTAGTTATTGATGGTCAAAATGATGCAATCATTACTTTTAATAAACCTGTAACATTTGGATCAAATATTACATTTAGAAATATTAATCTTCTTTTTAAGAATAAAATTTTTGTAAAAGAAAATTCTTCAAATATAATATTTGAAAACTGTCATATTGTTATTACAAATGAATTGGCAGATTCAATATCAGATAACAATGTTATTTTTAATGTAAAGAAATCGAATAACATTAAATTTGATGACTGTATATTAGATGTTGGATTTAAATTTAATGCAACCAGCGGAGCTTTATTCTTATTAGATAGTGCGAATAAATTTATAGTTAATGATACAAAAATAACATTAGATTTTAACGTAGATCCAAATGACGGATATGTTCCGGGAACTATGTTCATAATAAAAAATAGTCCTAGTGTTAAATTAACTAGCTGCATATTTGAAGGCAACTTTGCACAATGTATTAGAAATACATTATCAGATGGATTAGTTTTAAAAGATTCATATATTAAAACTAGTTATAATCCATTAGTTGCTAGTCCAGATACATTTGATAATGTTACAGACTATTTAAATACTTCAGATGGACTTTCAGCTGTAACTTATGATGTTAATAATTTAGTTAATAATGGTCGAGCAGTTATTTATTCAAAAATTAATACTTCATTAGACAATATTATAATTGATAATGTTGAATTTATACACGATCCAATTGATACTGTTTTTGTTATATCTAACAGATTTAGTTTTATTAATTTTGAATTATCAAGTAATACATCTATATTGAGTAATGTTAATATTACTAATTGTAAGTTTAAAAATATCAGAAAGACTGATAGAGATATTCGATCTGCTATTTCAATTATAAATACATCTGCTCAAAGCTCAAGCAATCAACAACAGCCTTTATTAAAAAACATTAATATAAAAAATAATTATTTCGGTAAAAATCAAGGAATTGTATTAACATCAGTATTAAGGGGAGATTCTATGTCTTACCCTGGTTTGGTTACTGAAAAATGCATAATTGAAAATAATACTTGCGGATCTATTGGTTATTGGGTAGGATCGTCTTCTAAAGTAATTGATTTATTCCCAAATGATACTTCTTTATCTGATAAAGATTCTAGTTTAATAATTAGCGGAAATAATTGCCACAACATTATGAGCACTGATCATAATGGAAAATATTATTTACCAATAAAATTGGTAGCTGGTCAAACTGTAAATACATGCGCTTATCCATCTGGAAATGTTGTTATTGAAAATAATATATGTAATTGGATTCACACTGCAATTACTTTTGAAGAAAATAGTTCATTAAAAATATTAAATAACTCTTTAACTGCATATTATACAGGTTATTTGGAACCATATGATAACACTTTAGTAAAATCTCTTTCGCCAGCATATGCTATAACTGTATTTTCTAACAGAAAAGCAATACCAAATACTCAGGCTCCAGGAGAAGGAAATGACGCTTCTTGCATTATTTCAGGAAATACTACTTCTACTGGATATTGGCTACAAACAAATTCAACACCTTATACATATAAATATATACAAGGCTATATTTGCACTACTGCATCTTCTATTATTACAAATAATATTTTTAAAGGACTATATAATTTTGGTGATTCTGGACTATTATATAGTGATTTAATTATTGTTGGAGGTAAAACCAATATAGTTAAAAATAATAAAGTTTATAGAGAAGGTAATTCTATATCATCTTATGTAAGATTTAATAGCTTCAATCTTCCATTTTGGGACGGTTTAGGATCTTATGGTGAAATTACAGATAATTTCTTTGATAGTGCATATTTAAGTGGAAATTCTGAAATAGAATCAGGACTTTTTGAATGGTCAATGCCTAGTTATACTGTACCTGGAACATGGATAGTTGAAAGAAATATAAATCAAACAGGATATATATTAGTTCCATTAACTACAGGTAGTTATTCAGATAATTCTTTAATATATTCTACAACGCCTTTATGGAAAGTAACTTCTGTATACAATCTTACTGGAAATTTTAAATCAATTGTTCTTAGAGTAACTGACTCGGTAGATCCTCCAGAATTAAGACAAGTAGGTTTTCAGCAAAGTTTAAATGCATATTTACCAAATAATGTAAAAATTTTGAAAGCTGAAATGGGCGTTCGTTCATTTGGTAATGATACAGATGCTTCAGCGTCTAATAGAGGAGTTAAATTAAATATTAATAAATACTTTATAGATACTATGCAAACATCGGACAGATCAGGATTAACTTATACTAATTTAGACTATTTAGCAGACCTTGATTTAGATCAAAAAGTTCCAGATGATCTTGTTAATTCTACACCATATTTATTTATTTCTTCTGCAGAATTAAATTCTACATCTTCAACTATTATAAAAAATATAGATTTTACTGCAATTAATCCTGCAACAGGGGGTCCAGGATCTGGAAATTTAGTTCCATTTTATACAGTTAATTATAGATATCCATTCACATTATCTGTAGAAATATCTGTTAAAAAAATAGCTGGAACAAATTTAACAATAGGAATATCCCCAATATCTATTAGATATAGATGGTAAATAATGTCTTCAAATAATATTTTTCAATCTGATCTTTATAAGATACACAACATAATACAGTCTTCTATGTTAGTGTATCCAAAAGAAGTAATAATAGCTACTCTTAGAGAATTTTTTTCTAAAGATAGCTATTATCACTATTCAAAAGATCAATGGGGATTTGCCAATACTACTGATCATACTGATTTACCACCAGGAGCAGATTTACCATCTGGACCAGGAGCTAGACCAGATTTAAGTCTAACAGATCCTCTATCTACAAGATTATTTATTGGAGAAAACTATAGATATAATGGAATTTATTATCCTGCTATTTTAGTTAAATCAGGAAATAATAAATATGTTCCTATTTCTTTAAATAGAGAAAAGGGAAGTGTAAGATATGAAAATATTACTTATGAAAATCCATACGGACATCAAACAGTAATATCAAAACCATCTGTATTTATTACAGCTGGAGCATGGGAAGGGTCTTTAAATATTGATGTATTAACAAGAAGTTTAAGATCAAGAGATGATCTTGTAGAATTAATTTCAATTTGTTTTACAGAAATAAATTATGAAACACTACAAGATATGGGGATAATAGTTAAACCAATTAGTATTGGTGGACCATCTGAAACTGATGATAGAAATGATAAATTATTTAGACAATCAATAACATTAGACATAAGAACAGAATGGCGTAGAGAAATTCCAATTTCTACAATAATAGATGCAATTACTTTTTCAGTAACTTTTGGAGATGTTTCAAATCCAGATTATCCTGTTTCTCCAAATTTAACTATTAATACAGAATATACTATACAAGATATGCTAATAAATATGTAAAATAATATATTATTTTGTTTTAATTTAAAAAATTTAGATAACATATCTATAAAATGTATTAATATATCACCAATAATAGCAATATTAATACATTTTAATGATACAGGTTAGATAACTTAGTTATAAGGAATAAATATGGCTAATATACCAGGCGCAAATAATGTACTACCAGGAGTTTTTACCGATATTGTTACTCAATCTAGAGGAGTAGCTGTTCCAGGCGGTATTAGATTAACTGCAATGATAGGGGAAGGTTCGACTGATGAGGTTCTTGTTGCTCAGGCAGTTGGTGGCGGAAGTGACGGTTTGAATTCAAGCTATTCATCTACTAGTGGATCAGACGGAAGACATTTTCAATTAACTAATTTTCCTGTAATATCAAACAGAACAACATTATTTAAAAATGGTATACCTTTAGTTGGTTTAGAAGCTTTAATTGATGGCAATCCTTTTAGTAGTAAATATGATTATAGAATTGACATAGATACTGGTAGAATAGAATTACAAAAAGGATATATTGTTGATCAAGGCGGAAGTTTATATTTACCTTTATCTACAAATGTTGGAGACGGCTATATTAGCAGTCTTAGTTTATTAGATTCTAATGCACCACCAGAAACATGGTCTATTAGATGTGTTTCTGTACAAAGAAATGCATTAAATCAACCAATTACAGGTACAGCTAAATTTTTAGCTTTTGGTTCTGTTTCTGGAGCAAAATTAGATGCAAATGGAAATCCAATTGTTTGGATATCTAATGGACAAACTGTAAGTAACGGAATTTTAGAATTTGCAATTTTTGACAGTGCAGTTGTATTTAGAGAAGGCGATGGATTTACTGTTAAAGTTTCAAGCGGAGTCTTAGTACAAAATGATAGTTTAACAGCAAATTATATACCATCAGGATTCTTAAATGATCCTGTACTATTACAAGGGATGAATGATGTTGTTGCTAGACATGGTTACCCTAGCTTAACAAATAATCTTTCATTAGGCGCTCAATTAGCATTTGCAAATAATGCACCAGCTTTATTATCTGTACAAGCTGCCCCTTCTGTTCCAAGAAGAAAATCATTCTTATTAGCAGATGCAGTTAATAGCGATTCAGCAAATGAAGATGATTTTATTTTCCCATTGCCACCAAGCGTAACTCCTGATTTTAATTCAGCAATTCACTTCTTTATCAAAAATAATAGTACTAATTTAGAAAGTCAAATTTTGCCAAATAAATTAGAATATTATACTTTAGATACTGCAGGCTATCCAACAACTTATGACTTTATATTTGATGATACTCCTGCTCCTGGAGGATATTCTTACTACTATACAATCAAACAAACAGAAGCTACTATTGACACTGGATTTGATGGATATATTGGTAGAAACTTAGCCTTCTATAATAAGGGCGTATTTAGTTCATCAATGTCTTTTGATTCTTCATATGTTGGAAAGACACTAAAAATAATTGATTCTGTCAATAAAGGAAATATTGGCGAATATACTATTACAGGTGTATCTGGTGGCAAGTTATCTGTCACTAAAAATTCATTAGCTGATTTTGTTACTGAATCTAGCGTTACTTTCCAATTAATTGATGTTGCTACAGGGTTACCATTATCAGGAGGAGAAGGAACTGATGGTGCTTTAACTGCTTTATTATCTACATCTACAGCTACATTTACTAGCACAGCGGTTGATTTTGATACAATTACTAGCATTTTAACTAGAAGACTTAAGATAAACGGCTCCGCTAATGGTAATGATGGATTATATGATATAACTTCATATGACAGCATGACAAAAACTTTAACATTACAAATGGTAATTGTTCAAGAAAATGATATGCGTTATGAAGTATTAGATCCTTCAGATCTTAGCAACTACTTAGTTATTAATAAGAATGTAGTGCCAGCCGGATATGGATTAAGAGTAACTTTAATTGATACCAAGGAAGCATCTTTCTATGACGCTGGATGGCTCAATGCATTAGCATCATTAGAAAAAGTTGAATGCGATATTCTAGTCCCACTTCCTCGTCAAACAATTTCTGTAATTTTCCAAAATGCTTTAAATCATTGCAAAGCAATGAGCAATATTAGAAACAAAAAAGAAAGAGTATTGTTTGCTGGTGCAATTTCCGGATTAACACCTGATAATTTAACAGGTGCTAAGCCAGCAGCAGTAGAAAATATTGGAATTTTAGAAGGAATTCAAGGCGATAATATTACTGAAGTATTATCTGGAAATATTGAAGACTTAGCAAACTATTCTGTACCAGATGCATTCGGTAATACTTATAGATGTGTATATTTCTATCCTGATCAAATAGTAGTACAAGCAGGAGCAGATAATGTACTAGTTGATGGTTTCTATTTAGCAGCAGCTGCAGCAGGATATGAATCAGCAGATTTAAGAATTGAAAACCCATTAACTAATAAAGTTTTAAGTGGATTTACAATATTAAGAAATAGACAGTTCTCTACATCTACTTTAGAAAGCTTAGCTTCAGCAGGTGTAACTACATTACAACCTGTATCTGGTGGCGGAAGAGTTGTTTGGGGTATTACAACTTCTCAAAGCGGATATCCAGAAGAACAAGAAATTTCTGTAGTATTTATCAGAGATCGTGTTGCCAAATCTTTAAGAGCAGGATTTGCAGGATTCATTGGATTGGCAGAAACTCCAGATACATCTGCAATCTTAAATACTCGTGCAGTAATACTATTAAACGCTTTAGTTTCTCAAGGAATAATTAGCAACTTTGCAGACTTGGTAGTCAAGAGAGATGGTGTAGACCCAAGACAATGGAATATCACAGTTCGCGTACAGCCAACTTATCCAGTAAACTTCATTTACATTAAAGTTGCTTTAGGTCAAATATAAAAAATTTTAAATAATAAATAATATATAGATATATATTATAATAGGGAGATATAAATGTCTAATGCACTTAATACAGGTTCTACACTAACACAAAATAATGGTTCTAATAAAACTAGCACTGCATTATCAACAAATATTATTATATTAGTTAATAATGTTCCAGTAGGCGCAGTACAATCATTAAACGTATCTGAAGCTAGAAACATAGGAATGGTTAATGAAATTGGAACAGACGGTCATATAGACTCTGCACCAACTGGATCAACTACTGTTCAAGGAACTTGTAGAAGAATAAGATTTGATAGATTAAGAATAGCAGAAGCATTTAGCAGAGGATTTATACATGTTCGTTCACAAGTATATCCTTTTGATATTGTTATTTTAGATAAGCAAAAAGCCGATAGCAATTCACAAATATCTACTGTTATTAAAAATGTTTGGATTAAAGATATTTCAACAGATTATACTGCAGATAACTGGATTATTACAGATTCAATGTCATGGGTAGCAGAAACTATATTTAGCGTTGCTTCAAGCACTTCAGGAACAAGCGGACTACCAGTAGCTCAGGGCGGAGAAAGAGGCATTAAGCACTTTGGTGGCGGCATTAATGGTACAGGTGGTATAAATATCGAACAGCTTGTTGATACTGGCGCAAATGCTAGAAGAGGTTCAATGGACGCTGGCGGATTAATTGATATTGGAGATACAGGCAATCTATATTAAATAATAATTTTATTATTTATAATAAAAGCACTTAGATATTCTAAGTGCTTTTTTATTTGTTATATTTATATATAGCAATTTATTATTTAATAGGAGTTTAAATGCCAAATTTTGAAAGCCCAATTGGTGGTAGAAGTTTTCCAGAAAATAATCTTAGAGAATTTAGTGTTTCAGATGAAACAGGTTACTCTAGTTCTCAACATTCTCATCAACATCATCATCAAGAGCAAGATTTAAATAAAAATATAAAAAGTTTTCAAAATAAAATGCAGCAATCTTTTGAAGATGATAATGCTTCTAAATTAGAAAAAGAATTGGCTAATAAAAGATTAGGAAGAGATAAAATAAATGATGGCGCTCGTCGTCGTATTGAAATGTTACTAGGTATGACGCAGCTAACGAAAGAATTTACTATTGAAGATAATTCTTTTACATTAAGAACTTTAAAATCTAAAGAGATGAGAGATTCTATCATGGAAGCTTCAAATTTCGATGGCACAGTACAAGCCCCATATGAAATAAGAAGACAATTATTAGCAAGAGCTTTAACACATGTTGCTGGGATTGAAATTGAACAATTTATTAGCTCTAATACATTAGAAAGCAAATTACTATTTATAGATGAATTAGATGAAGCTTTATTAAATAGAATTTATAATGAATATCTTATTTTAAATAAAGAATCTAAAGAAAAGTATTCTCTTAAAGAAGATGCTGATGTAAAGGAGGTTGTTGAAGACATAAAAAAATCGTAACTGAACCAGAGCATAAATTTATCTGGTTTTTATGTAAGACATTTAAGAAAACTCCAGACGATCCATTTATAGTAGATATGGATCCTTTATTAAAAGTTTGGATGTATCAGAGTTGGATAGAAGATAAGAAAGAGACTATAGATATAGTTAAAAATCATGCTTATTTGCTAGGATCATTTAGTAATCCAGAAGCAGTAAAACAAATAATGAATGAAGGTAATAAGATTGTATCTTCTGAAGAAGACTTTGAAGAGTCATTAAGTATAGTTAAAAATAATTCAATTAACTTACCTAATATAATAGGTATTGAACAAAATAAAGAGCCAATTAGAAAGAGAAGGCGAAGAGTAATAGAGGAATAATAAATGGCTGATGGAACAACACCTTCAACAACACCTACGCAAATAATATCAGATCAATTTCTTACTTCTGCAGAAGATGCTAGAGCAAAAGTAGATAAACTTGTAACAGCTCTTGGCGATTTTTATAATGGAATGTCAAATACAGTAGAAATATCTGAAAAGCAAATTAGAACAATAGAGAATCTTTCACTTCTAATTTCTAAAGTAACAGAAAGATTTACAAGTCTTCCTAATGCTGGTAAAGAAGCTTTTAAAGGATATTCTGGAGATATAGAAGTATTTGCAGACAGATTAGGAATAGCTGATAACAGTGCGATAAAACTTCTTCAATCACAAGCCAAACTTGCAGATAATGCAATGAGACTTCAAGTAGGATATATTGGATTAGCTTCGTCTACTGGTGATTTAGGAAAAGTTTTTCAATCAGCTGGTAAAAATTTAGAAAATATGGGAGCTTTAGTTGAAGCTCAAGGTCAATCTTTATTGGCAACCTCACAAGCTACAGGCGTTTCCATATCTGAAGTTGAAAAATATTATGGCTCTTTAGGTAAAGTTCCAGGGGCAATGAATGCAGTAGTAAGAAGCTCTGCAGATGGAAGAGAAACAACTAATATGTTAACTGCCGCTATAAAGGCAGCACATGGTACAGGTCAAAGTTTTGAAACTGTTCTTGGCGATATTAGTAAAGCATATGAAACTTATGGATTAAAAGGTGAAGATGCTCTTATATTTAGCACAAGAATGTATGATGTTTCTGATAAATTAGGAGCAAAATTAGAAACTGTTAGAAAAGAGCTTGGCAATGTAGCAGCAGCTTTTGGAGGCGTTGTCGATACTGGTACTGCTGCTAATAGAATGGCAGAAGGTGCCGCAGAAATAATGTCAAGATATTCTGCAGCATTAAAAGATACAGGAATTTCTGCAGATCGTGCTGCAGGTATCGCTGCTAATTTTGAAGTGCAATTAAAATCTTTAGGCGTTGCAGAGAGAGCATTCTTATCACAACAAGCTGGCGGTCCTGGTGGATTAATGGGAGCAGCTCAAGTCCAAACAATGTTAAGAGAAGGTAAAATAGAAGATGTGGAAAAAATGGTTAGAACCGCTCTTGAAAGACAATTTGGAGGAAAAATTTCGACTTTACAAGAGGCAGGTCAAAGTCAACTAGCGGCAGACATAAATCAAAAACAAGTTCAAATATTAATGGGTGGAGCATTTGGGCAACTTGCTAAAACAGAAGATGAGGCAAATAGATTATTAGAATCATTTAAGTCTGGAGGTTTGTCTAAAAAAGCACAACTGCCACGACCAGAAGAAACAGTTACCGAAGCAATGACACGTGGCGAGCAAATAGAAAAACAAACTACTACAGATTTTACTGAGCTTAGAAATTTCTTTGAAGAATCAGATTTTAAAGCAGCAATGACTTCATTAAAAATGCTTCAAAGAGGTGCTGGAGGTCAAGTTATTTTTGGAAATGAATTAAATGAGGCTCAAGATAAGCGAACTCAGGCTATTGAAAATAGAATTAGAACAGGAACAGCAAGAGGCGGAAGAATATCTCAAAAATTAACAGAAACAGTAGGTATACAAGAGAATCCAGAAGCTATGGAAAACTTTCGTAAAGATATGGTAAGCGAAGCAATTGCATCAATGAAAGAAAAGGTTGGAATTGTAAAATCTGCACCAAATACATTTAAAACTATGACTGCTGAGCTAACAAATCAATTAAATGGAAAAGATGATACAAATCAACTACAACAAGCTAGTGTTATACAGGGTGCTAGAGAATTAGTATCAATGCAAGCTAAAAATAAAGAAGAAGCAGCAACAATATTAAATATACAAAGAGCAAAAAAACAGCAAACAGCAGGAGCATCTGCTTATAACAATTTGCTTCCAACTGAACAATTAACTGAATTAGCAGAACAGGCAGTGGCAGGTGGAGCAGAAAAGGCAGCACAAGCCAAAACACCTGGAACCGCTGCATACGCACAGCAAACCCAACAACAAAAAGAAAAATATAATTTAGAAGTAACTGCAATATGTTATGGATGTCAGACTAAACTAAAGACAGGTCATCTTGAAGGAACTGCCCCTGGTGCTGGGAGAAAATAAAATATTATGGCAAACTTTACAAAAACTGATTTAAAAAATTCACAGCAAGATGCCAAAGTTGTAGTTAAGTCTTCTAAAGGAGACGAAACAACAGAACAGCAGTTTGATAAGCTTGTAACAAGTATAGATCCACTACATCAAGATGCTACGCAGTCATTTAAATCAGATGGATTTTTATTGCCTCCAGCATACACGGCTGATGGTACTGGATTACCATTTTCAAAAGTACAATCAGATCGAGATGCTTATCAATTAAAGAGAAATATAATTACTTGGTTTGTTCCTGAATTTGGAATAGTAAAAATGTTTATAAATCCAAATAATATAGAATATAGTCATAGAAAATTAATAGAATCTAAAAGAACTAAAGGCGGATATAGTCTTCAATATTGGGGCGAAGAATTAAGTACAATGTCCATTAGAGGCACTACAGGAAGTTCAGGAATTGAAGGTATAAATGTTTTATATGAAATATACAGAGCAGAACAATACGCTTTTGATACTAATGCTTTAGTTTTAGCTGCAAATAATGACTATGCACAAAGCTTAACTAGTCAGGCTACTAATTTATTGCAAGATAAATTAGTAAATCAAGCTAATTCTAGTTCTGGAACAGCAGGAGATCTTATAGGTCTTGGATTGACTAATACACTTGCAAATCTTGGAGGAATAAATAGTGCAGCTCCAACTCAGCCAATATCATTAGCAAAATTAGCATTTTCAGTAGAAATGTATTATAATGGATGGGTATATAGAGGATATTTTACAAGTATGAACATTACAGAAAGTGCTGATAATTTTTTAATAAATTATGTATTACAATTCACAATTACTCAGAAGAGAGGTTATAGAACTAATTACTTCCCATGGTCACGTAGTCCAAAAGATGGTCCTAGCAGAGATGATACGCCTCATTCATTTTCAGGAAGAGTTGGAAATAAATTTCTTAATAATACTTAAAAAGGAAGATAGTAATGGCATTTTTAGGTCAATTAGCAGATCAATTAGGCAGTCAATTTTCAATTTCTGAAAATAATAATAAAACATTAGATGGTGCAGACGGTGAGAGATATGGTGCTTTAGGAGATTTTGCATCTAAATTTGATCAATCTGCTGAAAGACGTTATTTAGAAGAGGGTTATCTTAGAAAAGACGCATTTAATATAGATTCAAAACAATTTGAAATATTAATGTCTCAGCCTCAGGCAACAGTTTTAGTAAAGAAAAGAATGCTTTCTTCTGTGTCTGATAATTATGATTTAACTTATATGGATAAAGATGAAAAGCTTTATTTTAGAGCAATGAAAATTTTGTTTCAAAATAAATGTCAACAAATTTCATCATTAGAGCAATTATCTAAAATACAAAAAATAGCATCAACATTAGGTGAAGTAGACCATCAGTTAATGTCAATTTTATTTACTGTTAATGATACACTTGTTTATGATAAAGATGCTACAGAGATTTCTAATTATCAATCTGTAATGAATAGAATTAGAAGAATTTATGCATTTAATAACTCATCTGATACAACAAGATGGATTACTGATAATACAAATTTATTTAAAACTCAATATGGAGAAGGCACTGGAGTTATAGAGATAACTAATTTTACAAACATTAATACAACTGTAGCTACAAATTTAGGTGGAGGTAGAGCAAGTTTAACAATCAATGATCCTTATGAAGCTATGGTAATTACTGAGTATGATATTGAAAAAGCTCTAAGTGATGCAAGTAATTTATTTTATAGCAAATCTATATTTCAAATATCAAAACAAGATGCAGCTAAATTAATTGATGATTTGACTAGTAGATTAAATACGTATAGAAAATCTAGAGGAGCAAGTGAAATTGCTTTCTATATAAATCCAGAAACACTATTAGGAAGAAGAGTAACCGCAGTAATTACTGGAATAGGCACAGAAATACCTTTTGAATATAAATTCGATGATATTGGAAAAAATTATTCCGAATTAAATAGTGGAGTAGAAATACCTAAAGAATATTTAATTAATGGAGAAATAGCTGGATATCAAGGATTAAATGATCAAAAATTTAAATTTAATAATTTAAATTTAGATTTAAATGATACATCTATAAAAAAATATCATAAGGGCAGTTTTAATAGTGAATCAGAGCTATCTTTATTTAGCTCATTAATAGAAGCTATTTATAATAAATTATCTTTAGAGCAAAATTCAAAAAATACATTATTTCAATTTAATGATGATGCGAAATATGCAAGAAGAAAATTAAGATTTCAATTTTTAGGTAAATTAGTAATTCAGCCTATGGACTCCATTCATATTTATATGAGTAGCAAAAGTCAATTTGATGATAAATTACTATCTGGTTTAAAAGGAATGTTTACTGGATTAGATTTTATTAATGCTTCTGCTAATATATTTTCTAATTTATCTAATAGTATAAATTTACTTACTGGTGGAAATAATATAGAAGTGTATGCTGAAAAGGCAGCATTTGTAGGTCCAGAGTTCCCTTCATTTTTATGGGGAATGATTAGACCACAATTTGTTACAGAAAAAGAAGGCACTCATGTTTTTGGTGGTATTGTAAATTCAGCAGAAGGAACAAATAATGCCGGATTTTTTACTGTAGATATTAATGCTTCAGATAATTCAGGATATCTAGATAAAACAAAAATTAGTTTTAAGCCAGGAATTAATGCATGGTCTGGAGCTATATTTGATCCTTTAACTCCATTTAAAACAAGATTTGATAGTGTATCTACTAATTTTCAAGATGATCATCTTGAATTATTAAATGAAAATCAAGTAATATTGGGCAATAAATTAGATTATAAAAATCCTTTATTAAAATTTAAAAGTGGACCAAATGCAGGAAAACCAGTAAATGATTTAAACTATATTCATGATCAATTTATTGACACTAAAACTAATAAAATTACAAAAGTATTTCATGCTCCTGATGGTTTAATCTATAAATGGAAAGAAGGAATTGGAGCATTTGTTCAATTTGGAAGTTCTCTTGAACTTAATGATGCAAATAAAGTTGGAACTCCAACTACGAATGCAGATCCATTTGCTGGACAAGATGTAATGAATGCAATTTCTTTATTAATTACAGGATATCCATATAATTATGCTACTTATTATAGAGCAACTAATGGAGCAGATGCGATTACTAATGATAAAGATTCTAATCAAAATGCTTCATTATCTTTTTATGCTCTTTTAAGAGATGATTTAAAAAAATCTAATGCTCTTTGGGGTAATTTTATACCTTTTAAAAATTTAATTATGAATGAATCTTCTTATGCTGGAGCACAAATAGCATTAAATTCTATAATAAATAATAGTAAAAATTTAGAAAGTAAATTACAAGAGCTTACTCAATTACAACTAGATGCAGCTATATCTGGATTAACTTTTGCTGATGACACTCTTCAAGCTCTTAATAAACAAGTAAACCAAGAAAATCAAGTAAAAGTTGCGAATAAACTAACAAGTTTAAATAGTGAAATTGAAGGACTATTAAAAAATTTAAGAGATGAAAATAAATCTTTTTTTGTACAAAATGGAGATGATATTTCATTTGATTTTGATGAGTTTCTTGATCCAAAAACAGAACAAGGAAAGCTGGCATCTCCATTAACTCGTAGAAGTTTAAGAAGACAGCTTAATTATATAACTAGAAGAATGTCATATAATGTTAGAGCTAATGAAGATAAAAATTTGTTTATTGTAGATGACTCTTATGATAAAGATTATGATATCAGAGCTTTTACCTCTGAGCTTGAGTCTATTAGATTATATAATAATCAATATATGGATGTTAAAAGTAAAGTTTTATCAGCAGCACAAGTATTAAACTTAGAAGTTTTCTGTGATACTCAAGGTCATATTAGAGCTAGAATGCCACAATATAATAGAATGCCAAGTTCTATTTTTTACAAAATGATGTACCAAAAGAAAACTCTTGGAATACAAGTATTTCCTGACTTTTTAAATAATTTGTTTGAAAATAAATTATCTGCATTAAGAGACAGATTAGAAATAATAGAAGATCAAATAAGATTAGATTGCGCTTTTATTGATAAAATTGATGATACAGATGCTCAAAATTTCCTTTCTGGTTTTGATAATCAAGGAACAGCATTTAAATTTATTTCTGATAGTACAGGTGTAATTGCAAATTTAGACACATTAAAAGCACAAGCTATGCCTAATGCAAAATCTTCACCATTATTTTCTGTAATAGATGAACAATCTAATAATACTAGAGATATATTTAGTAATTATCAAAGATATAATTTTATTAAATCTACTATTGATTCTATATCAAAAAATTTACAAACTAAACAATCTACAGTAAATGGTCAACTTATAAATATTTCAAATTTTTCAACAAGAGATGAAAAGTCTGATGCATATATACAGCAATTAGTTCGTAGAATTGAAGATAAGTCTGGACAAAAAATAGGAAAAGATAGTTATATTTTTATAAATAAAGAAAATGCAGAAAATTTTCCTAATATTAAAGTTAATACAAAATATATAGATTTATTTAAAATAACTCAAGATTTAGCATCTAAATTATCAGAAAGACATAAAGTAATTAAATTATTTTATTCTACTTTAAAAAATTCAGCAGAATTTTCATCATTAGACAATGATCAATCAGTTGCAAATGATATTTTAACTTCTGGAACATATGGAAATAATGAAGTTCCAGAAGTGTTTGAGCATATGATTGAGGATGAGAGTTATGATGATTACGGTCCAGGATCAGGAAAAAGATATATTATTAAAAATAGTCAAATTTTAAGATATACAATACAAGAAAATCCACCATCACATACCTATGTAGAAGTACAAGGAGTACTCAATCAATATAGTCCTGGTGGACTACCTCAAGGATTGGCAAGCTTTCCACAAGGTGGTAACGGTATGGTATCAGCAATTGCAATAGATTATGATCTATGGAGAAATTATGGATGGCATGAGCCAGCTACTGTTAAAGCTCCATTTTTATCAAATCCTGAAGTGCAATGTGCTCCATATGCAGTATCTTTGCTTAATATGGCTAGAAAGGATATATTAAGAGGAAACGTAACAATTATTGGCAATGAATATATGCAACCTGGAGAAGTAGTCTATTTAGAAAACAGAGGGTTATTATTTTATGTAACTTCAGTTAGTCATAATTATGGTGAAGGAAGCAACTTTACTACAACTTTAAATTTATCATATGGTCGTGCTCCAGGAGAGTACGTTCCTACTACATCAGATATTATAGGTAAATTATTATATAATAATAGTCAGGCTTCTGAGTTTAGAGTTGAAAGGCATACTAGCTCATTTAATGAGACCAATATAGGTTGTATAATTTTTGATCCAAATTCTAATCAACCATCAGACAATTTTAATAATGAATCATCAATAAATGGACAATCTTATGGACCATCAAATTCTAAAACAATATTAGAGTTATCTCAAAGAGCAGCTTACATTGTAAATAAAAATAGCAGTATAGGAAATAATATAGAAGCTTCTGTTGCAATAAGAATTTATTATGATGGCAAATTAGGTAAAGTAAATGATAAATTAGATTCTTTTGCAAATTATATAAAAACAATTTTATCACAATTTCCAGTAGATTCTGCTGTACAATTTAAGCAAATAGGTCAAACTAAATTCACTCCTTTACCAGCAAAATCTATTTCAGTTTTAGCTGTAGATATTTCATCAGAAAAAGATAATAGATCTCCATCTCAAAAAGCTTGGGATTTTACTAGAAATATTAATCAAAAATATAGTTCTGAAATAAGCTCATCTACTGCCCCCAATGATTCTGAGCAGCAAAACTCTTCTGATACTAACAGTCCTAAAAAAATTAAAAAAGAAAGAGATAAGTTGCGCAATGCATTATTCTCATATATAGTAGATTGTTGGATTGAAGTAAAACCTCTTCCACCTGATCAAAAAATTAAAAATAACGGTTAATTATGCCATATAATACAGATCCTCAAATTTTTGACCCTCCGTTCGGAAGTTTAAGAACTGGAGCAATTACTAAATACGATTTTAATACAAATCGTATGAAAGTAAAATTAACAGGATCACCATATTACTCAGGAGATAAAACAACCTCTGTTCTTGACCAAGAAATAGAAGTTAGCTATCCATTAACATTTAGCAATCAGTTTAGTCCAGATAGTGCTGGATTATTTATTGGAGCGCCTCCTGTAGAAGGAACTCCGGTTGTAGTAGGAGTAGAGGCTCCACATACTTATCGATTTGTTTCATTTTTGCCAGAAAATAGAACCCAAATTCCATCATTAAAGCCTAATGAGTTATTACTATATGCAAATGACAATGCTAGAATTACACTTAATCAAGAAAATAGTGATATTTATTTAGGTTCTAAATTTAATAATGTTTATATTAATTCTCAAAATGAATTTTTATCTACAAGATTTAAAGATGTAAATTATTTTACACAAGCTTCTAGAAATTTTATAGGTCTTATAAAAAGAGAACGTAGAGATAGTGCTATAGACAGTGATTGGACGTTAAATAATAGAATTAATGATGATGATTATGATAGTAATTATAGAATTATTTCATTAGATCCTACATTGTCGCCAAATTCTTTGATATCAGGAAAAGAAAAAAATCCACCACTAGTAGAAAATAGAGAAATTATTTATGAATTTCAAGATAATTCATCTATAACAAATGATTTAGATGAATCTTCAATTTATTCTTCTTCTGGTCTAGTTGATTCTTCTATAATTGAAATTAATAGAAGAAAAAGCAAAGCAGATACGCTTGGTTTAACTTTAACATATCCTAATTATTTAATAGAGACAGTTAAAGGAACTGTGGTAGATATCTTTGGAAATATTTTAGATATAAATAGATATCCTTTACCAATTGGTGAAAATGAAAATACATTAAATACAAAAATTAGTAAAAATTTATCAGAGTCATATTTAAAAATTAGAGAGCTTCAAAGAAAAAGTATTGCTTATCATTTTGAGATAAATGCAAGAAAAGATTTAAAAATAAAAAATAATAAGTTAGGTGATTTTTCAGATCTATTTGGATATGATGAAACATTCCCAAATTCTGATTACGGAAGGAATCGTAGTAGATTTTTTATAGATATAGACAAAGAAGGTCAATTTAAATTGAATGTACCAGCTTCTAGTGAAACAGGAAATATACCTTTATTAACTAGATATGAAAATTATTCAACTATTGATGCGGCTGAAACAGATGAACAAAGTCCTAATGAATTAATTTATAGAAAAGATTTATTAGATATTGTACATGACTCTTTTGCTAGACCTAAATTAAATTTAGGTAAAAGTTTTACTAATTCTCCTGGCTCTATTACTGTAAAAGATGGTGATACCGTTATTGCATTACAAGATAGAAGATTTGAAGGCGTGCATATAAAACATGGAACAGCTTACCATGATATTTTAAGTACTTGTTATGCACACTCTTCTACAAATGCTAAACCGTCCAATCCTTTTTCTAGCTCATCTAATTTTTTTAAATATATTATAGATGAAGAATTTATTAATTACATGATTAGCAATGTTCCGTTAATTGATTCTGTTTGTAGTGATACAATTCAAATATCAGGTGAAAATGCAAATGCTGGCGGTAGAAGCGGTTCTATAAATTTTGATGGTTCTATTGAAATGAACATTGGAGCTAATACAGTAGACCGTCAATCATTATGGTTAGATACTGCTGGCGGTATTATTGCAAATATTGGAAGAGATAACAATAATGCAAGTGCAGCAATATCTATGAATGGAAACGTATATTTTCAAATAGGCGGATTTGGAGTAGAAGGCGATAGTAGATTTGTAACTAAAAATAATGATCAAATTGGCGCAGTTTTAGATTTAAGAGTTTTTGATAGCGGTAAAAATATAACTATGTTACGGATAGACGATAATGGAGTAACTTTAACTACACCTGGTAATTTAAATATATATGCTCGTGGTGATATAAAATTTAAAGGCGCATCATTAGATATTGATGTTGAAAATTGTACTATTCAAGGCAGAGGCGTTCAAAAAATATTTGGTGGTCACATATAAGGTATATTATGAAAAAATTTAATAAAATTGCTTATAACAAATTATTATTGCAAGCTCAAGAGGCTAAAGATCAAGGATTAAATAAATTATCTACTGCAATTTTTTATACAATTGGGTCTATGCCAGAAGATAGTTTAGAAAAATACAATTATGATCAATTAAAAGATGATGTTTATAATGGCTTATGGAATTTAGCTGGAAATGTGATTAAATATCATAATTTAGAAAGTGTAGATTCTGAAAAAATTAATTCAATAATAGAAAGTTTAACAGATAGTTTTATTGAAGAAATTGAAGAAAATTTACAATTAGATGATGGCGCAGTAGGACCATTAGAATCTGAAATTCCTGGAGAAATAAAATAACCTGATATATAAATAATACTATGTGCCCTTGTGACCCAATATCCCTGGAAATTCCAGATGCGCCAACAATTCCTCCGATGCCTGGATTTGGAGTGCCTTTTCCACTAAAGACTCCAAATTTAAATGAAGCAGCTGAAGGTTTTCCTGAAGATTTAATTGAAATTTTTCAAAATGTTCAACTTATAATGCCTCCAGGAACTTTAAAGCCTCATCCTAGTTATAATTACACTAAAGATTTGTTGGACGGAGTTATGAGCATAATGGAGAAAATTTCTCCATATTTAATGCTCTATAAATTAATTTTACCATTACTTAATTTAGTTATTTGTATTATTGAAGTATTATGTGCAATTCCAAACCCAATTAAATTAGTTAAAGCATTGACTAAATTATTTAGAGATTGTATTCCTCAATTTTTAAATTTATTTCCAGTTTTAGCATTAATATTAGTTTTAATATCACTACTTGGTTTATTATTGTCAATAATAAAATATGTTAAAGACCAAATTAAAAAATTAATAAAATTATTGATAAAAAACTTTAAAATGCTTGGAAATGCTGCAGCTTTCGGAGATGAAAAGGCAACACTAGCTATTATAAAAAAAATTGGAGACACTTTATGTGTTTTTCAAAATATATTTGTAATATTTTCTATATTTACCGCTATCTTTGATATAATTAAAGAAATGCTTAGTTTAGCATTTGCTTTACCTCCATGTGATGATGGTAACGACTGCTGTACACCAGATGTATGTCCTGCAATAGTTAAAAATCCATATACTAGAAATACTGGTACATTTCAATACTTAAATAAAGTAATTGAAACAACTAATATTGGAATTAAAACATTAGAAACAGTTGTTAGAAATGAAAGTTGGCAACTATATGATTCACAACAATTAATAGAGCAGAAATTTATTAATATTGTCGATGCTTTTGATGTTACTCTTACAGAAGAAATGACAAAAAAACCAGTATTTTTCCCAACTGATACAGTATATTCTGAAAATACAGATCCTCAACAGGCTGCATATACAGTAAATTTAAGATTGTTTTATAATCCAAATGCTTGGGGTCGAACGGGGGCATCCAGGTATATAAGGATTAAAGATTGTATTGTATTGTATCCAACACGATCTTATTATAAAGACTATAATAATGTACTTCATTTTTTTACAAGTGGTGTTCTAAATTTATCAGGAGGAACAGCATATGAAGACGACGGAAAAACTTTAATACCTGATTTTAAATATGGTTTGAACTCATTTTTACATCAACAAGATCATGTATCAAATAATCCAGTATTAGCTCCTACTGATGGTTATTTATTTGAAAATATTGAATATACTTTCAAGCCCAACATAACAGCTTTATTAAATAAAAATTTAATTACTGCAAGTTGTAGTCCAGAATTATCTTTCGCAAAGACATTTGTTAATAATGCATTTGCCGCTGATATTTCTTTAAAATTACAAATAGAAAACTCTATTCCCTTACCAGATACAAATGGAGCCGCAGACTGCTTAATAGCATCTGTTGATACATTAAGAAATAACATATCATTAGATGGTCTTGCAGAGTTTGCATCAACATCTAATTTATGTTTATCTAAATTAGAAAATGAATGTGTAACAGCATTATGTGAGCTTATTACAGTTGGATTTGATCCTTGCAAGAGCAGTTTTACAATTAGTCCATCTGTACAATTCACTACTCAATTAATAAAAATTACAGTAAGTATCAAAGATAGGAATGGAGCAAATCTAACATCTGGGCTATCTAGTGATGTAGCTGATTGTTTAATTAGTAAATTAAAAGCTCATACTACTTTTGGTGAAGTGAGTAAATTTACATATGATGGCGTAAATGCATTTAATGCCAATATTACTAGCAGTAATCCTGGCAAAGGCACTTTAATGATTTCATTTGATAATAACATTTTCTGTACTAATAATATTCCTGCAGATATAAATATTCAACCAACAAGAGATTTACAAGAAATTAATTATGAATTTGTCTATAGTCCAGTAGTTGTGCCTGTTGCAGAGGTAGATACTTCTGATGGAGTCCAGCCAAGAAGAGATTATATTTCTGATGAAAATAAGGATGGCATCTAATGACAGAGAAAAGTGTTATTTCAAAAAATACACAAAATATAAAATTAAATATAGAAAAAATTTATAGAGATTTTTTCTATCCAGATAATGGTTTAGGAATAAATAATATAAGAAGTAATATTAATATTATTGAAAATCAAAGTAAATTAACTAAATTTACTGAAAATAATTTTAATGGTGAAAATGGTATAAATTTAAATAATGATTCTGATAAAGAAAAACAATTAAAACCTGAAACTTCTGCTCAAGAAAGTAGATGTCATGCATTTTATAGAATCATTGGATTTCCAGTAGTTTCTAAAAGTAAAGGAATTTATAACCCAGGACATGATATTTACTATGCTAAAGATCAAGAAAAAAAAGAGATAACATCCCAAAAAAAAGCAAATATTGCTAATGATCAGTTAGATGGATTTCTTAACCTATCACTTATTAGAGAAAGTTATTATAATACTATATTAAATTCATTTTTTAATAACAATTCAGTTGAAGCAGGAGTTCTTGCATTGTCTTCTGTAAATTTAAGAAATTTTTCTGATTGTTTAAAAAATATTGATCCTAAAGATTTTTCATTATCTGACCTTTCTTATAAAATAGATACAAAATCTATAGTTGGCAAAAATAGCAATGTAGATTTTTCAAATTATGTAGATGAGCTTAATAATAAGCCAAAAGAAAAATTTATAAAAGAAGTACTTCGGCAAAGATTTCATATTATTAAACCATTTATTGTAGATCCTAGAATAGATATTACCTGTCCAGCAGAAAAGAAAATTGCAATTCCATTTTTGCCAGATGATTCTTTTTTAAAAGTAAATGAAAATTTTTATACTAAAAGACCTTATATAGAATTAATTATTATAAACAGATTTAATAATGGAAATCAAGCGGCTAATTCGGGAGATTATTTACAGTCAACTCTTGATGCTATTAAAAAAATAGAATCAATTAAAGATGAAAAAATATTAAATGATATTTCTTCTGGAAATTTATATGGATACGAGGAAAAACAAAGATTTATTTATCATATAAATATAATAAGAGCTATGGCAATAGAATTGGATACAGCTATTAAAGGCGTTAAATCAATTCAGAGTAATTATTATTGTTTACCAATACCAAATACAAATGGTCCAGAGTTTGGATGTGGCGTTAGAGATGTATTTAGGGGTATTTTTATAGATAAAGATTTATCATACCTTACAACAGATAAAGATAAAGAAATTATTAAATCTACATTACTTTCTGATTTAAAAAATTTTAATATAGAACTACTCAAATCAAGCTCTCCTGATGTTTCTAGCTATAGTTTTTCAAAGGTTGAAAATGTTTTTGAAACTTCTGATGGATTTGAAAACACAGCTTTAAAACAAAAAAATAAACTATCTGAAATTAGAAACAGTGATTTAAATAAAATTAGTGCTTATTTGAAAAAAATTGAAATTATTATGGGAGAATTTAGCGGATTTGGTTTATGTGACGTTTTTGCTATTTTAGGGGCACTATATATAATGCCTAAAGAAAGCCTTTTAGGATTTTTAGATGACGATGCCTTTGCAAGGGCTAAGAAATTTAGTAGATTATCTGGTCAATTACCCGATAAAAAACCAACAATTGATGTTGCTTTAAAAGATTTAACAACAAATGTTAAGGTTTTTTATGATCTTATGGATAAAATAATTAAAGATTATATTAATCTTAATAAAAATCAATAATATCTAATAATTCGACATTATATAAGGTAAAAATGTCGTTCGATATCAAAATAAATAGAGGAGATATTGCCATTGATAATGGTGATTTAAAGAAAGTTGTAGATAGCGAAAAACTTATTCAAGATATATTAAAACTTTGCTTAACTACAGCTGGAACAAATCCATTACATCCATGGTATGGCTCTTTTTTGTCAAGAAGTATAGTCGGAAGTGCAACAGATACAAATGTTTTAATTCAAATTTCTAAATCACAATTAAATTCTGCTTTAGAAAATTTAAAAAAATTACAAGATTTACAGATGAAAAGTCTGCAAAGAGTTAGTGCTGACGAACAACTTGGCGCAATTTTAGATATATTAGTTACAAGAAACCCAAATGATCCAAGATTATTTGAAGTAAAAATTAAAGCTGTAAGTAAAGGATTTAAGCCAATTACAACAGCTTTTAGAGTATCTACGTTATAATATATAATATATGTAGGAAATAAATATGGTCTCTATTAGAAGCGTCAATGAAATAATATTAAATTTAATAGATTTTTTTAAGCTTACACAGCCTGATTTAGATACTAAACCAGGAACTGTGTCTAGAGATTTATTTATTGATGCTCCAGCTAGTCAAATTGCATTATTGTATGATGAATTGGCAGGAGTAGCAAATAAACAGTCATTAAGACTAGTATCTGGTACTGATTTAGATAAATTAGCAAAAAATTTCGGAGTTGCACGACAACAATCTAATAAATCTACTGGCGTAGCATTATTGACCTTTTCTTCTTTAAATTCACCTATAAATGTTAATAAAGGAGACACTATTACATCTAATAGTGGATTGACCTTTAGTGTTGTCAATGGGGTTTCTATACTTCCAGCATCAATTAATTATTATAAATCAGTTGCAGCCAAATATAGAAATGAATTATATTCAGTTGGAATTTCAGACACATTAGCATTTGAAGTTACAGTAATTTCTTCTACATCTGGGACAGTTGGTAATATTGGAAAATTTACACTGAAAAGAACAAATATTCCAGGAATATCTAATGTAACAAATATAAACTCTTTTATTGGTGGAACTGACCAAGAATCAGATGCATCTTTTAGAAGTCGTGTATTATCAACATTTAGTGGTTCTAGTGTAGGTACAGTTTTAGGTTATCAAAATATTGCTTTAGCTACTACAGGCGTTATAGATGCAGCAGTAATAGAGCCAGGTGATCCATTAATGACTAGAGATGGAACTGAAACAATTACTAATGCTGATGGTTCAAAGACAATTATTAATGAAGGTACTGGTGGGAAAGTAGATATTGTAGTATTAGGTAATTTTTTACAACAAAATACTGATTCATTTATCTATCAAGATAAAAGCAATAATAATGATCCAACTGATTCAAAAAATGATTTTATATTGGGTCAAATTGCTGGAGATGAAAATAAAACAATTAATAGAAAAAGAATAGATAATATTGCAAATAATCAATTACCACAACAGCCTGTAAATAAAATATTACAAATTACAGGGTCTATAAGTGGTTCTAATTTTGCAGAAAAAACTGTTGATTCCTACGGTAGAATATCTGGAAATTATGAACTCTTAAAAGATACAGGAGTATATAATGGGTCTCCTTGGGGATTTGATTCTATACACTGGGTTTCAGATAGAATCTCATTATTTCAAGATGAAAGAGTAAAAGGTCAAAATAATGGACAAGATCCTACAAGTTTTACAGGCTTATTAGAAATACCTAAGGCTCAACAAATAATACCTATAGTTAATGAAGATAGTGAAGTTACATCTGATAGATCTATAATTAAATTATTACATACTCCAGCAAGTAATGTTACTAGAGTATTTAATGTCAACACTGGTGAAAGATATATTGTTGTTAGTCAAAATTTAGACAGCACATCAGGACTAAATACTTCTGGAAGAATTAAAATTTCAGGAAATACTTTACCTGTACAGACAGATGTTTTACAAGTAGATTATAATTGGACTGTTGAATATGATCAATATTCAGATTATGATGGTTTAAAAAATACATCTAATATTAGAAATGTAGTAGATAGCATTGATTGGGGATTTTCTTCAAAAGTTAAAAATGAATATATTTTATTTAAACTAGATGCTACTAATAATTTTTATGTTGGAAATGCTATTCACCCAATATCAACAGTAGTTTCTGCAAATCAATTTGAAGAGGCAGATGCTATTGTTAGTATAGTTACATCTGGTATTTTTACTGGAAGATTATCTATAAAATTAGAAAGATTACCAGCAATAATTGATACTATTGATTCTGTAAAATTAAAACATTCAGATACAGAAGTATATTTTACGGCACAACAAGATGGAACATTTACTAACAGTTCAGAAGTAGTGGGAGTAAATTTAGTATATAGTACATCAATAGTTTTACCAATAGATACTCCTGCTAATGTTGGCGATAAGCTTACAGTAAGATTTAATTCAAAAGATGTTTATCATCAAAATAATTCAGTAGGAAATTCTTCTGGAACACAAATTAATATTCCATCTAGTCAAGTTGATAGCACTGCAAACACAGTTGGATTATTAGTATCTTATATAGCAAATACAAATCAATTATATTCATCTGCTATTTCCTCATTACCTGCTAGTAGATCTGGAAATGGATATTTACTATCAAATAATTTAGGATTTAATAATGTTAATATTTCAAATATTTCAAAAAGAGAATTTCAAAGTGTAAAATTAAACACTAGTAATCAACTTTATATTGATTTAAATATTTCATCTCAAGATTATTCTTTAGATCAGTCACAGATTTTATCCTTAGTTAGATTATCTGATGGTTATGAATTATGGAATTCAGATTATCCTGGAACCATTATAAATGGAGATAATGGAAATTATCAGCTTATTTTAAGTGGCTATAATTCACCCACTACTTTAGATAAAGTTTTAGCCATTTATTATGCTACAGATAAATCTAGATTTCAGCCATTTACTTATCAAAATAAATTGATTAAGTATAGAATTGATCAGGTTAACAAAAATAGTTTAAATCAAAAATTATTTATAAAATTAAATAATTTTGAAAGCCAAACTGGATTATCTTTTTCAGTACTAGAGCCTAATACAGACTCTGAATTATTTGCAGTAAATGATGGATATATTGTTGAAAATGGCAGTTCTGCTATCATTGGTAGCATGTCAGTAGATTTTTCAACTTTATTAGATATAAATAATAAAAAAATTAAAATATATGATAGCAGTAGTATTAATAATGGTATTTATGATATTGTAAGTTATAATTTATCTAATAATACTATAGTAATAAATAACTCATTAAATTCTATTAATAAAAATCAAATTTGTATTATTAGATTATTAGACGGAAAAGAAATATGGAATAGCAATGGTTTAATAGATATTGATAATAATCAATTAATTTTACCATCAGATATTTTAGCTGAAGAAAATGATTTAGCTTTTATTTTATATTATGAATATATTAATTTAAAACAATCTACACCTAGAATTAGTTCAATTTTAACAGATCAAGTAATTAATTCTGGAACTATAACAGTAAGCGGCACTTCTATTACTAAAGTAGCTAATGCTGTTTTCACAGCAACTAATACAGGTTTAAAATTAAACTTATCTGAAGCAGTGAGAAAATCTTTAGGATTAAGCTCTAACGCATCAATTCCATCTAATATAAAACTTGTAAGAATAAGTAAATTAGAAAAAGTTACTACTATTAATAATAGCAGTGATGAAATATTAAGCATATTAAATGAATATGATTTAAAAAATACTAAATTACAAGAAAATTCATTTTATTTAGAAGATTTTATAGCAGATTCTTCATTACAAAATTTAGAATTTGTATTACCATCTACAAATAATAATACTTCAACAACAGATTCTCAAAATTTACCAAAACTAGGTGACAGGTTAAGGGTAACATTTTATTACACTACAGAAAATGATTCTGAAAATTTATCATATACTAAAAATGGCACTCTTTATAGTAACAAAAAATTTATATTATTTAATAAAATATTTGTTAATAGCGGATTTAAATCATCACTATCATCTCGTTTAACATTCAATACTATTAATCAACCAAATATTGGGGCAAGATATACAGTATTTTATGACTATTTAGCTCCAAAACCAAATGAAAGAATATCTATTGAATATAACTATAATAAAATTATATCAGATGTTACATTTAATGTAGAAAACTCTAGACCAATCAATGCCGACGTATTAGTACGCCAGGCAAAACCAATATTAATTGATTTAACTATGAATATAGTTATATCAGAATCATCATTAGGAGTATCTAATACTGTTATTCAAAGCGTAAAAGATCAACTATCTACAGCTTTAAATTCAAATACTCTTGCAGCTGTTATAGATCAAATTACATTAATAAATATAGCTCAAGGTGTTAGCGGTGTAGCTAGAGCTAGAGTTGTTTATTTAAATAAAACAGGGGTTACAGGTCAAGTTTTAACTTTAACTGCACAAAAAGACGAATATTTTGTTTCTAATAACGTAATTGTAAACACAGAGACTAGATAATGGAAAATTTAAGAATAGTTAATGTAAAAATTAATAGCAGTACATCAATTACAGTATCTTTTACTGATAATTTAACTTCTAATTTAACTGTATCAAATGTTTTAATTAAATCAAACACTATTAATGTCCCAGATTCGCAAACTATTTCTATTTCAGTAAATAAAAAAGATTTAGAGATTACATCTTTGCCGCTTTCTAGTTTTGCAAGTTATTATTTAGAGCTTAAATCAACAAATAAATATCCTTTTATTTCTATAAATGGAGAGTCTAAACTATTAGAAGATGGAATTAATAATAAATATTATTTTATCGCTCCAATTGAACCAGAAAATCCAATACAGTCAAATTTAAAAAATTATTTTAAAGATAATATATATAATATTGATGACGATACAACTGTTGTTGGATCATATGTTAGATCTTTATCTAAAAATTTAGCTAGAGCTTTATATGATATACGCCAAGTAAAAAATGAAAACTATTTATCTACAAATATTGTTGATGAAAGAATAGTCAGAGGCGATGGACCATATGATAGGTTATCTGAAGAAGGCGCTTATGAAATAATAAGAGTTGGATTAACACCAGCAGGCACTTCTGCTCATAAAAAATTTACTTTAAGTTATGCCCCATTCTATCCTATTTCTTTACAAAAAGAAAGCTATACAGAAATATTAACCCCAGATAGTATTAATGAAAATGGTAAATTTAATATAAATGATTTAATATTAAATGTTAATAAATTACCTATTATTAAAGTAAATAGCATAATTTTTACAATAAACTCTGCAACACCAATATATAAATATAATATTGAAAATTTAGGATATCAAATTTTTGATTCTAAATATGATCAAGAGTATGGGTTTACTTATCCATTATTAAATAATAATCAAATTAAATTAAATGATCAAATCATATCAGATCCTTTATTTGATATTAACAACATTATTAATGTATCTATTGAATATGAATATAAAAATTTAGGATTAATTGTTAGTTCCGATTCTGTTACATCATATACATTTTACAATTCTATTAGAGAAGTTTTGCCACCAATTATTAATGTTTTTAATTTAAAACATGCCCCTATCGTTAATAATAGTGGGACTATACCAGATCTTGCAGGCATAACTTTTACTGATCCTAATCAGCCACCAAACGGTATTCATCCTGCATTCAAAAATGAAATACCATTTAGATTAAATGGTTTGCCAAGTATGCCAGGACAATATTCAATTGATTATAGTACTGGTACTGTTTATGTCTATGGAGAAGATTTTAAAAATGATGGTACTGGACCATATCCACCATTAGCTACTTATAAATACAAATATACATTCAAACAAGATCAGGATTATACTTTTGATAATACAACTTATGATATTGTTGCATTGCCAATTGGTAATTTAATTAATAATCCAGGCTTTATTGAATTTGATTATGAGCAAGTATTAGTACCAGGAATTGACTATGATGCTCAAGTTCATAAAGAAGCTTTATCAGAAAGAATTGAAAATAGAATTGTAGCTTTAAATGCAATTAAAGTAAAGAATACTCCAATAACTAATGTATTTCAAGTATATAATGAAACTACTGGTGAAATATATGTAATTGATAGATGGGATTCTGATAAAATTTATATTAAATATTTTAATGCGCCAAATATTCAAAATAAAAAATCAGAAAAAGTATCTTTTAATAACGTAAGTAATGAATTATTATTTGTTGATAGCTTTATTACAAACTCATCATTTTTAAAAGTCTTTAAAATTTTATTAAAGAATAATAATATTATCGCTGCAACTGAAGATGCATTTGGATCATCTATAAATACTAGTGTGTCTTTTTCTAAAATTGATATTTTTGCTATAGAAAAATGGTTTGATAAAAATCAGCTAGTAGAAGCCAATATTGATAATTTAAAAGATATTGGAGAATATTGCATTGATTATATTAATGGAATTATTTATTGCGCAGTATCAAATACACAAGATAATAATATAGGCACTATAAATTATAAAAGCGATAGAATATCGCTTATAAATCCACACATTATTAGTGTTGATGATGTTTATTATCAAATAGACCCTTTATCTATAAAAAATAAACAAATTTCTTATATATCATTTAATGATGGATATGTTATACCAGATCAATTACAATATTCAGATGAAGATTCTTTAAATAATGTTACAGAATCTTTTTATCAAATATTAAATGGTTCAGTAGGATCTTTTGTTGATGCTCAATTTGTTCCAGGTGTAACTAATCAAGTTAAATTTGTAAGAAGTCTTTTTGAATTTGATGATTTAATAAATAATAATTATCCAATTAATTTTGCAAATTATTCTGAACCAAATAACTTTAATATTACTGTAAATAATTATTATAAAGAAGTATTGTATCCTATAGAATTTGATGGAACTAATTATTTTATTAAATTAAATGAAAATATTACATATTTATCACCAAATATATCTTTTAATTTTAATGTAATTAGAGTAAGCGACTCAGCTGAATTGTGGGATAATTCAGGCTATATTGTTCCTGGAGAGCCTGCTAAATTGATTTTATCAGGAGTTAATGCGCCAGCTGCAGGACAATTAGTTAATGTAATTTATAATTTTACTATTGAAAATTTATCAAGAATTATTGTTGATTATAATAAAGGAGATTTATTTATTGATTATTCATATCTTTCAGATGAAATATTAGTTAGTTATGAATATGGTGATAACGTAATTGATTTTAGATCTAGCACAACAGTATCAGCAAATACAGGATACTATGCAAGTTATAAAGTAGGCGCTCTAAGAGATGCTTTATTAAAAAACTTTGGCAATCTAGTTAATATACCAGAATTAACAAATGTTGATTTGACATTTGATAGAGAAAGATATCGTGATTCATTGACAGCAGCAATGTCTTCATTTATTCAAGGTCCAACTTTAAGTGCTATAAAAAATATTGGAAAAACCATATCACATATTGAGCCGCAAGTTATTGAATCGGCTTTTGAAAATTGGTCATTGGGATCTAGCGTATTAAATCCATCAAGTGTTAAAACAACAGGTGAATTTAATTTGTTGCCAGCAAAATATTATAATGGTGTTTTAATTAATTCAGAAAATCAAACTATAAGTTTACCCGCATCATCTAACTTAAGATTAGAAGAAGGTACTTTTGAAACTTGGATATCGCCTGAATGGAATGGTTTAGATAATGATGCAACATTAACTTTTGAAGTTAATTATAATAACAATTTAATTGATAGCAAAAAAGTTTTTATAGGAGCATCTGAATACCATCCTACTATAAAAAATAGAAAATTTACAATAAATAAAAAAGATATTTTATCTGGATCTCCAAATACTAATAAGGATGGAGTATTTATTTATTATGATAAAGATATTTCTGGAAGTTTTAATAGATGGTATGTTCAAGTAATTGATGGATATGTTGATGGATTGTCTTATAACTATAAATTTAAAATAAGTTCAAATGGATCATTTTATGATTCTAAAAGTTTAGAAGTACCTACGCCAGCTAATTTAAACATTTTTTCTGGAAATAGCTTAATTAATTTTTCTATTATAGGCAATGGATTACTAGATCAAACAATAACATTTTTATCTGATATAGATCATTATCTTTTAGATCTTGGAGAAGAAAAAAATATAAATAGATTATCTCTATTTAAAGATGTTTCCGGTTACTTTAATTTTAAAGTATTCGATAAAGACAAAAATACATATTCAATTAGTGCAGATGTATCTAATTGGAAATCTGGGGAATTACATCATATTGCGGCTTCATGGAAATTAAATAATAGAGATTGCCAAGATGAAATGCATCTATTTATTGACGGACTAGAAGTACCAAATATAATAAAATACTCTCAAAAATTACAGCCATATTTACATCAAAAATTTAGAACAATAAGTTCAGAAGAAATATTAGGATTAAATAATAAAGATATTATAAGTTCAATAGATTTAAAAACTACTATAAATACTAATACTGTAACTTCTTCTATAAATTTTAGTGCATATAATATTTCTATTGGTGATCAAATTTTTATTGATGAAGATGGTTTTAATGTTTCAGGATATACTATTACTGGAATAAATGGTCAAACACTAACTTTAAATAGTGTAATGCCATTAACTATTTCTAATGGCAGATATTCTGTCAATAGGACTTCTTTTGTAGTAAATTCAGATATTGACATCTCTTCTAATATTGCTGTTAGTAGAGTTCCTGCGGCTATTTTAGGTTCAGATTTAACTACAGTTTCTGGAACAAATATTGTAACATCTCTTTCTAAAGATTTTGATATGCTAGGTGTATCTGCTGGTGATTTAATAAGAATTGAAGACCCTTCTTTAGAATTAACATATAATATTATTGGAGTTTCATCAAACTCTATAACAATTACAGATGATTTGCCAGTATCATTAACAAATGCTAATTTCACAATTTATTCTAATAATACTGCAATTGAAATACCAGGCACTAGAGCATTGTTTCCATCATATTCTATTTTTAAAGATGTAAATCGTAATAATAACATTACAATTTCTAATAATTTATTTGCTAATGATTTAATAATTATTAATACATTAGGTTTAAATCACAGATTAGTAAAACACAAATACTATATGTGGTCAAATAATACAAGTAACATTATTACAACAAAAATGCCAGCTCCAATTTCTTTTGACGATGTTGCAATTAAAAAAATTATTTTACCATCGACCATAATAAATAGTTCTAATGCAACTTTATCTGGAGGAATATATGATTCTAATAATTTAGATGTATTTCCACCATCAAACTCTGAAAATGGCAGAACAATTAGTGCAACAATTAGTGGAAATAATGTTGACTTCTCTTCTCCAGTTACTGTAACAATTGAAGGTCTAGTTGGAATTAATACAGTTAGTGAAACTATAACATTTAGTGATTATGGAACTGTAGATTTTACAAATAAATATTTAAAAACTAATTATGTTAAGATTTCAGTTAAACCAATAGATATTAATAAAAATGCAGTCGTTTTAGAATGTAAAGAAAAGTATTCTATTACTCAGCCAGAATCTAGTACATTGTTCGGATTAATAAAATATGCTTATACAGCAAATTCAGGTATAGACCTATATTCTAATGATGGTTATACTGTAACTGATAATACTAAATTATTTAATGGGTCTGAAATCGGCAATTATTTAGTAATTAATTCTCCTCCAGAAGTAGCTGGATATTATAAAATAATAGATGTATCTTTTGACAGGAAAACATTAACTTTAGATTCTGCAGTTCCAGCATTTACTCTACCATTATCTAGCTTTAGTAATGGCATTTATCAAATAATAAAGGTTACCGACTCTAGAAGTGGTTTTGAAAATGGATTCTTTATTTTTGAATCCAGCTATCTTCCAAGTCAAGGATATTTGCTATCTAAAGGCTTTTATGATATTGAATATCAAACATATTTGCAAATAAAAATTAGTTCAATTAATTCTCCTATGTTTATAGGAAGTGATTTTAATGGTTCAAGTCAAATAAATTCAATTTTAGATCAAGTTAAAATATATTCTACAAAATTAACTGATACTAGAATAGGCGAAAGTATTCCACAAAATCAAAGATCTATAACTAAAGATTTTAATTCTCTAAAGCCATTAACAAAAGATAATAATACATTAGTATTAATGAATTTTGATTCATATCCTTTTACAAATGATGCAGATTTTTATAAAACTACAAATTATTTAAATAAACATTTTCAATCTGCTTTAGTTGTAAATGAAAATTTTGGAAATAGTTTAGTCCTTCTAGATGATCCGCTAATCATTCCTAATGATGGCATCTTAGATACTAAAAAACAAGCTACAATAGAATTTTGGGTTAATCCAATTTTTGATACTGGATATGATTTAAATGAAAGATATTATTTTGATGCTTTTGGAGCAGTAGTAGAAGAAGCTGTAAGCACTAATAATGTTTCTATAAAATTAAAAAATCCAGCAAGTAAAATTTTAAGCATAAAATTAAAAAATGGAGATCCAAATATTGATTATTTTGCTGGCGGTAGTATTGAAATAGATACTCAAGATGCTATTAGAGAGCAGTCAATAAGTATTTCTAATGGTGCAGTTAATGTTTCTAGAAAAATATTACAAGTAATAAAAGTTCAGATTGCATCTGATATTATAGGCACTGATTATTTTGCTGATGGACAAATTAGCACAGATAGAAAAACTATTTATTTAGGTAAAACCTTACCTCAAGGAAATTTACCTTTAATTATAACCTATAAAACTAGTGAAAATTATAATCCAAAATTAAATTCACAAGTAATTAGATTAAATAAAAAACTTCCTTATCAAAATTCTCAAGTTGTTGTATCCTATATCCCTAAAGGATTACAGGGAGATAGAATTTCTATTTATAAAGACAAATCTAGCTTTATGAATTTTTCTATTGTTTCATCCGGCAATACCTATTTAGTTAGAACTCCTATTATATGGTCAAAAAATACTTGGCACAGGGTAAAAGCAAGCTATAAAATTAATGGCGGTATTGGTAATGATGAAATGAGACTATTTTTAGATGGATATGAGTATTCAAATATTGAATTAATTGCAGATAGCAGCATGTCATCACAAGCAATCATTAATATGTATACTGATGGTTATAATTTAAAGCCAAATATAAAATTTAAAGATTCAATTAATACATTGTATGTTGGATCACAATATAATGGTCAAAGCTCAGTCTATTCTTTAATAGATAATTTAAGAATTAGTAATATTTCTAGAGAAATGTACGCTCCATATGGATATCCACTTGATATTAACTATAATAGTAATATTGATATGGTATTTCCGGTCACTTCTGACTTATATACGACTTATTTGTTAGATTTTAATCAATTAACTGGCATAAATACAGACTTTGCAGTTATAAAGAATCGAAATACAGGATCTTTTGATTTTTCTGTTAATATTTTGGATTCTTTTGGTATAGTTAATAGTAGCGCCCCAGCTCAAAGAGCTTTAGAGAAATTAATAAAAGCGCTTAAACCCGCTAATTCTAAGGTATTTATAAAGTATATTAGATGAGAACGCAATGACAAAAAGAAACCCTATATCAGCAGAACAAAACATATGGTTTGACTCTCAACAAGTAGATAATACTGATTTATCATTAGAGCAGAACTATAATGATACTATTACATCAGGAATTATAAATAATCATTTAGGAAGCGGTGTATTATCTGAATCTTTAGTTGAGAATGTATTATTTGACTCATTATTAGTATCTGGATTTTTAGATGGTTTACCAATTTATTCTCAAAGTCAGCCTACAGATAATAATTTAGGTAACCAAATAGAAATTAAATTAACTGACTCTAAAGCATCTGTAAAAAGAGCTATAAAATTTGCAATTATAGGTTTAGATTTTGAAAATAATTTACAATATGAAACTTTTTATTTTAAATCTAATGAATATCAAATAAGTAAAAGACATTATACCAAACTTTTAGTATTACTATTTAATGATTTTATAGGCAATCCTAATCTTTCAATGAATTTAGGTGGAAGAATAGTTATTTCAGAAGCAAAGCCTATGACTTTATCTAGAGATGCTATTATGGTATCTCAAGATCTTGAACCTAATTTATTTTTTAGAGATTTTTTCTTAGATGGCTTTGTTAATTTAGATGCCATGTTACAAAGTGCTTTACCACTTTATAATATTGATACTTTAAATATTTTTACAACAGAGCGAGAAAGAAAGATATTATTAGTTAATGATGTTACTACACAAATAGGTCAGAAGTTTTTAGCAACAACAAATAATATACAAAAAATTACTTTATTATTATCTACTCAAAATACTATAGTTGGTAGTGAAACTGATTTAGATTGGCAAGGAGATTTAATAGTTAGTATTTATTCTCTACAGTCTGGAGTACAATATCCTACAGATATAGCACCTAATTTACCTATTGAATTTATACCATCTAATATTCCAATCGCTCAAGTAAGCTATAATCATAATAGTTTACAGCAAGAGGGTATAGTATTAGATTCAGTTCCACAACCAGTTGATTTTATTTTTAGTAATAATACTATTAGTGCTGGCGGCAGTGGAATAGTGCCTGGCAACTATTATGCACTTACTATTAAAAGAGGCGGATCAGCCAATAAGTGTGATATTTTAATTTCATCTTCAAATAATAGACAAACCGATTCTAGAATTACTATTTATAATGGAACTTTATGGGTTGACTTGCCAGATCAAGATTTATGGTTTAGAATTTATACTGATTCAGCAAAAATTTCAGATGGTCAAGCATATGACACAGGTCATGGAATTGCTTTAGAGAAAATTGTTAAAGATAATTCATCTCAAGCTAATGTAGATTTTTGTTTAGAGAACATATCTTTTACAGGAAATGATGTATATAGAGCTACAGTTTTTGCTTCTACAGAAAAAACTACACCAGTTCCAGATTCAAGAACTGGACAGCCAATTTTATCTAGAAAGCAATTTGTACCATCTGTTAAACTATTAAATAGTATAGATATTGCAAATTTATCTGATGCATCTGAGCCATTATTGATTGGCGCAATCTCTGATAAAAATAGAAAATTTTTAGATTCAATTTCTGCAGAAATAATTTCTAATTTACACAGTGCCACTATTGTAAATGATGAAATTTTAATCAAAGTAATTGATGATTCTACTGATGTAGGAAGATATGATACTTCAGTGACTAGTTTAGTTACTAATTTATTAAATGGAGATTTAGTAAATGCAAAAATTTATCCAAATTATAATGATGCAACAAAATATTATAGAATAGCCGATGCTTCACTATGTTCTATGATATTAGGAGACGTAGATGGAGATGGTATTGTATCAGATAGAGATTTATTATTGCTACAAACTTATTTAGATTATAATTTAAATCTTGGTCTACCACAAAATACTCAAATAACTACGGACAGTGTTACCACTACTTTTACTAATGGTTATACTGCATATAATAAACCTTTTTCTAATTTATTCGGAATTAATTTCCAATTAGTTAATCCAGCAGATAATACTGTAGTAGCTTCAGGCTCAGATGGCGTATTAGTAACTAATCCTTCTGATCCTAGATTAGCAAACTTTACAAGTTCTAGTATTTTATTTAGTACAATTATTGGCGTAGAATCCTATAAACTAGTTTTATTAGATAGTGTCGCTCCAGAAAATCATGGTGGCTTTGATATTATTTACATGGATGAAATAACAGACGTATTAACTGTTAGAAAAGTATTTTTAAATGGTGATACTATAGGTCAAATATTAAGAGCAGATATAGATGGAGACTTTGCAGTTACTTTAAATGATGGATATTTATTAGATAGCTATATACAAAGACAACCATATGTATCTTCTGGAACCACCACTTATCCAGCCCCTGCAACTATTCAATATACAAAAATTGGAACTAGATTTAATGTAATTAGATTAAAGCTAGAACAATACATTGATAGAAATGATGACTATTCAACTTTACTATCAGGAAGATCGGGCTCTATACATCCATTACCAGATATTTTTATTAATGATAGCACTTTTGCCTCTCATAATTTTTATGATTTTCCTATTCAAATGGGAATAGAGAAAAAATTAACTTGGGACGAATCATTAATTGTTAGTAACAGTAAGCCAAAATTATTGCCATCTGTATTTACAAGTAATAATGTACTTAATAAGCCAGAATGTTATAAAGAAGGTATTATATATAATGTATATGGCGGTGAACCTGAATTCAATCCTGGAAAAATAGATTTCTTTGTTCCAGAGAATCTTATTCTTGGAGATGGCGGAGAATTACATAGACCTGACGGAAACTTTTATAAAGTAGATTTTGAAGTAGGCACTATCGTGCTAGAAATACCTGATGGATTTTTTGGTACAGAAAAAACTATTAATATTTTAGAAGATTTTATTGCATCTACTACTGATAATGGTCTTTTAACAGGAATAACTAAATTAGGTTTCCCTGCAATGAAGTTTGCAGACTGCTCTTTAGTAACTGCAGATGCTTTATCTAAAGACCAATTAAGATTCTCTGTATCAGTACAATCATTCTCTCCAAATATAAATGGATTAAGTAATGAACTATACTCAGGGGCAATTGTAGATGGTAAAATTGGTGTCAGCGTAGATTATACTACAGGTCTTTTAACTCTTAATTTTACTAATCTTTATCAAGATTTGACTCTTAAAACTTTAAGCACAAAAATACAAGTAAATGTATTCTTAAAGAAGGGCGGATTCAACAATCAACCTATTTTTGTTGATTCTACAAAAGTTCAAAATATGCTAAAATTAATTAGCGTATTTAGCGGTTCAGTTGCAGGAGGACCTTCGGCTCTAGTAGAATTAGAGTCTGATGTTAGTGGCATATTGCCTATTATTCATGGCGGTACAGGATTAAACAGTGTAGGCGTATTCGGAACAGTTTTAACTAGTAATGGTAGCGGATTAAGTTATCAATTTATATCAGATTTGCCTGGCGTAATATCCTCATCAAGCGGCATGGCTGATGCAAATAAAATTATAAAAACTGATTCTAATGGATTGTTAGATCAAAGTTTCTTATACAAAAATCCTATCCACATTTATGCGTCCGCTGGATTATTCCTAAATAATAATTCAACTCCAGTTGTAATAGGGGCTACTCAATTTAGATTTGATAATTATATACTACAAGGATTAGATAGTATTAAATTAGAAGCAATATTAGAAACAACCAATGCTGCTAATACTGCTATTGTACAGCTTTATTGTGTAAATACAGCCTCTTATATTGATTTAGTTAGCGCTAGCACAGAGCTTAGTACAACTAATACATCTACAACATTTTTATCATCAGATGACATAAAAGATTTATTGCCAAATGGTTTAGATGATTATATTTATGAAATACATTTAAGCCTAGATCCATCTGATGCCGGAGAAAATGCAATTTGTAAAATGGCTAGATTAACATTAAAATTTGTTAACCCTTAATATTATTTTGATGCAATCAAAAAATAATAAATTATGTAAAATTCATAATTTTATTAAAATTTTAAACGAAAGATCCGTTAAAGGAAAAATTCGTACAGAATATATTTGTACTTTTTGTATAAAAGATAAAAGAAAAAAATATAGAGAGAATAATAAAGAAAAAATATTAATTAGTGCAAAAATTTATAGAGATAAAAATAGGGACAAGATTAATTTATCTAGAAGAGGTAAATATAAAGAAACTGCAAAAGCTTATAGAATAGCTAATAAAAAAGAAATAATAAATCAAAAAAATATATATAAAAAAAATAAAAGAAATACCGATTTACAATTTAAAATTAGAGAAAATATTTCATCATCTATACGTTCAGCTATTAAAAATTCAGGCTTAAAAAAACAATTTAATTCTTTTTTAAATTATGTTGATTGGGATATTATCCAACTTAAAGATCATTTAGAAAAACAATTTGAACCATGGATGAATTGGCAAAATTGGGGGACCTATAAGGCAGAAGAGTGGGATGATAATAATCAAATAACTTGGAAATGGCAAATTGATCATATTATTCCTCAATCAGATATGATATATACCGACATGGCAGATGAAAATTTTAAAAAGTGCTGGTCATTGAGTAATCTAAGACCATACTCTGCAAAGCAAAATGCAATTGACGGTGGATCAAAAATTAGACATGAAAATACTAATAAAACAATTTCTTGGTAAAAATCATAGCTGGTCTGTATGTGGTTGGGGAATAGCTAAATTTTTAATAAAAGATGGACATGAGGTTCATTTATTTTCTACTGATGGTATTGAAAATTTACCTAATGATTTAAAGTCTAATTTGATCGGCTATACTGAAGAGCAAAAACCCGGAACACTTTATGGAAAAGTGCCAGATCAAAATTATGATTGCCAAATTAGCTATACAGCTATGAAAAATTTTCCAATATATTTGCAAAATGGTAATAAAAACAGATTTGGAATTTGGTGCTACGAGTGGGGCGGGAAAAACGTTTTACCTACAGGTTTTTCAAAAAACTATAAATACTGTGATAAAATTTTAGCACCATCTCAATTTGCCAAAAAAGTTTTTATTGATTCTGGTGTGCCTGAAAATTTTGTAGATGTAGTTTCTCATGGTATTTCCGAAGAGTATTGTGAAAATACAAAAATCGATCTTCCTACTAAAAAAAGTTTTAAAATATTATCAAATATTGCACAAAATCACAAAAGAAAAAATATTTGGGGATTATTAGATGCTTATGGTAAAGCATTTTCAAATAAAGATGACGTGTGCTTAATACTTAAGGCAAAAGACAAGCCAATTTCTATGCAGTTTGATGTGTCTTTAAATGATTTAATAAAAAAGTTTAAAGAAAAATATTCAAATCATGCAGAAATAAAAGTGATGTCAAATTTTATACAAGATATTTCTTCTTTATATAGAAGCGTTGATGCAACTTTTACAATGTCTCATTGTGAAGGCTTTTATTTTCCAGGTCTTGAATCAATTGTTTCTGGTAAAATGGCAATTGCCCCTAACTGGGGAGGTCAATTAGATTTTTTAAACGATTATAATTCTTTATTAATTGATGGAAAAGAAGAAAGAGCAGATCCTAGTAGTATGTATTGGGAAAGCAAAAACAATGCAATATGGTTTAAGCCATCTGTAGATGATGCTGTAGAAAAATTAAGACTAGCTAAAGAAAAGCATAATGAAATTAATTCTTTATTAGAGAATAAAAGACAAAATTATTATAATGAATATAGTTGGCAATCAATAGTTAAAAAAATATTAGAGAGAACACAATGAATGAAAAAAAATTATCAATAGTTATTTTATGTTATAATAAATGGAATTTTACAAAAGCATGTTTAGAAGACTTATCTAAATTGCCATCTGATCATGAAATTATTGTAGTAGACAATGCATCTATAGATGAAACTCAAAATCAATTACAAAATAGCAAAGAAATAGTTTATCATAGAAATCAAGAAAATATGGGATTTGCTGCAGGAAGCAATATTGGATATGGATTGTCTACAGCTTCAAATGTTTTATTTTTGAATAATGATATTAGAGTATCGTCTAATCATTCTGGATGGACAAAGCCAATAATAGAGTCATGCCCTAATGGTTTAGTAGGTCCTACTATGGGTCTTTTAGATAAAGATTTGAATTTTGTTAAAGAAGCTAATAGAGGTCTTTTGGGAAATACTTATATGAGTGGTTGGTGTTTAGGCGCATCTAAAGATATTTGGAATAAATTAGAAATTCCTAGAGAAACAAAATTTACAACTGATAGAGTATATCCACAAATATTTTCAGAAGAATATGGCACTGCATATTTTGAAGATACAGACCTATCATTTCGAGCAAGAAAATTAAATATAAAAATGCAAATTGTTAATATTCCTGTTGTACATTTTGGAAAACAAACCAGCAAACAATTAAATACTTATGCTTTGTACAATCATGCTCGTAAAATTTTTATTAAAAATTGGTCTTGACATTAAAAAAATAAAAATTATTTAAACAGAAATAAAAGAGGAAATATGACATTATCAGATTCTACTAAAGTAGTTTTACTAAGAGTTGGAATTATACTTTGTATAATTACTATATTTGGATTATTAGGATTTATTATTTTTAATCAAATTGAAACTAATAAAAGACAAGTAGCTATTGAATCACAAATAGTAAAACAAAAAGAGCTGCTAGATGGAATTGTAAGAAGTCAAAATGAATTCACCTCTAAAAAAGATTTAGAAGAATTTATTAAAGATAATAATATAAATTTAAAAGCAATTAAAGAAGACTTGTCAAAATTAAAAGGCGACGTATATGCAATTAATATCGCTATAATTGGCAGCTTAGGTCAAAAAGGTACTAATATACCAACTTCTAATACAGGTCCTAAAAATCCGGATCCTATACCTAAACCTAAATGTCCAGATGGTACAGTTTGTCCCAACATAGATCCTTTTGGTTATTTAGCACAACAGCAAAATTTAGATCTTGATGAAGACTTTGGCACCACTAAAGTTCCAATTGGTAGCGTTGGATTTAGTGCATGGAAAGACAAACCATGGAGTATTGATATTAAACCAAGAGAATATAATATTGCTACAGTTGTAGGCAAAGACGAAAATCAAAGAAGTTATTTTTACAATAAAGTTACAGTTAATGTAGATGGTAAGCCTCATGATTTGCCTATTAAATCTGCTACAACTAAAGAAGAGTATCCTGAAGATAAATGGAATTTTTGGAATCCTAGATTATTTGTAGGTGTAGATGGAGGTGTAGGAGTAAATCCTGTAGAAGGTAAATTTACACCATCTGTTAATTTAGGAATTATGAGTTACGGGAAATATTCAAATCAACCAGATTTTTCAGTTTTAGAAGTTGGTGCAGGATTTGATGCAATAAGTAAAAAACCGCAGTTAATTTTAACGCCTGCGGCTTATAATGTAGGCAAGCATATTCCTCTTATGAATAATATGTATGTAGGACCTTCTGTTCAAGTTGGTACAGATGCAAATGTTTCAGTTATGCTTGGAGTTAGGGTAGGTCTTTGATAAATAGTAAGCTACATATAATTACTTTAAATTGGAATGGTGAAGATAAATTAAAACACCTAGCTCCAAGCCTAGTTAATTCTCTAAATGATATTGATTATAATTGGCTAATTAAAGATAATGCATCCACAGATAACTCTATTGATTATTTGAAATCATTAAATAATAAAAACATAGAGATTATTTCTTATAAAGATAATTTGCAAAATTTTTCTCAGGGATGTAATTATATATTTAATATAGCTAATCCAAAACCAAATGATTTAATCCTTTTATTAAATAACGATATCATTTTTAATGATAAAAATTCAATTAAAAAAATGATTTCCTTATTAAAAGAAGATGTAGGAATTGTAGGTGCTAAATTACTATTTAATAATACAAAAAAAATACAGCATGCGGGTGTAGTTTTTCATAATAAACATAAACTTCCTCATCATTTTAGAATAAATGAAATGGATGATTTAAATTCTTCAAAAAACAGATATTTTCAAGCAGTAACAGGAGCTTGTTTATTAACTAAAGCAGAATATTATGCTTTATCTGATAAAATGGATGAAAAATACCATTGGGCATTTGAAGACATAGACTTATGTTTAAAAATAAACAAATTTTTAAATAAAAAAATAATATATTGTGGAGACACAAATATTTTTCATGAAGAAAGTGCTACACTTAAAAAAAATCCAGTGAAAAATCTTTTCATGCAACATAATATTAATTATTTTTTTAATAAATGGACCGCTCGATATATAGTTGATCACGATACATATTTGAATAATAAAAATTATAATTTGATTTAAATTTATGGACAAGAAAAAAATTTTAGTAACAGGAAGTTGTGGTTTTATTTTCGGCAACTTTGTAAGAAAGGCTGTCTATGATAAGCAGCCATATAGACTAATTAGCTTGGATAGAGTTAGTTTGAATTCAATAAATTCAATGTATTGGAATAAAAATCATACGTTTCATATTGCTGATATAAGAGATCAGCACGTAATTGATACAATTTTCCAATTTGAAAAGCCAGATATTGTAGTTCATGGTGCTGCAGAATCATTTGTTGATAATTCTCTAAAAGATCCCAATTCATTTGTAACATCAAACATATTAGGAACTCAAGTAATTATTAATGCTTGTATAAAAAGTAAAGTTGAAAAATTAATCTATATTTCAACTGATGAAGTTTATGGTCAGTTAACTAGTGAATCTGATCCTTCCTGGAAAGAAGATGCCCCACTTAATCCTCGTAATCCTTATTCTGCATCAAAAGCAGCTGGAGAATTATTAGTAAAATCTGCATATGAATCTTTTGGATTAAAATACAATATTACAAGAAGTTCAAATAACTATGGACCCAGACAATATGCAGAAAAGCTATTGCCAAAAACTATTAAATGTATATTAGAAAATAAGCCAATACCAATATATGGTCAAGGTTTGCAAATTCGTGACTGGACTCATGTATATGATAATTGTTCAGCATTATTTAAAATAATAAATTCTGGAAAAGATAATGAGATATATAATATTTCTGCAAATCAAGAATTTACTAATATAGAAGTTATTCATGAAATTTGTAATGTTATGAATAAAGGTCATGAATTAATTTCATTTATTGAAGATCCAAGAAAATCTCATGATTTTAGATATTCAGTAGATATTTCTAAAATAAAAGAACTAGGCTGGAAACCAACTACAAAATTTAAAGATGGAATAGTTGATACAGTAAACTGGTATGATAATAATCAATGGTTTTTAAAATAATATAGGAGATAATTAAATGTCAGCCACATCCGTAACAGAAGAAGATGCCGCAGAGCAAATTGTAGATAATTTATCAAATGAAAAATCAGAAGCAAATACATCTGAAGATGTAGATTTGTCTAAATTAGCAGCTTTAAAAGCAAAAAGTCAAGCAAAACAACAGGAGACAAAAATGGCAGCCAAGATAGTCGCAACAAAAGATAGAAGCCTAGCACTAGGTGTTTTAGGATCAGGACAAGCGGGCTCAAGAATAGCAGAAGCTTTTTTTAAATTAGGTTATCCTACATGTGTAGTTAATACAGCATTACAAGATTTAAAATTTATTGATGTTCCAGATTCAAATAAACTTCTTTTAGAATACGGTCTTGGAGGTGCAGCTAAAGAAATAGAAATTGGTAAAGCTGCAGCAGAGTCTCATAAAGGCGAAATTCTACAATTAGTAAATGATAAGTTGGCTTCAGCGCAAGTACACTTACTATGTTTAAGCTTAGGTGGCGGTTCAGGTGCAGGTTCATGTGAAACTTTAGTAGACTTGCTAGCAGATACAGGAAAGCCTCTAGTAGTTATTACTGTGCTTCCAATGGATACAGAAGATGCACAGACAAAGGCTAATGCATTGGAAACACTATCTAAGTTAGCGAAGCTTACTCAAACTAGAAGAGTAAATAACTTAATTGTTGTTGATAACGCTAAGATTGAATCTATTTATCAAGATGTAAGTCAAGTTGAATTCTACAATGTTGCTAATAAGGCAATTGTAGATCCAATCGATGTATTCAACACACTTTCATCAATGCCTTCTTCAGTAAAAGGCTTAGACCCAATGGAATTTGGAAAGCTCTTCACTGATGGTGAAGGTTTAACAGTATATGGCGAATTAACTGTAGATAATTTTGCTGAAGATACTGCAATAGCTGAAGCTGTAGTAAATAATCTTAATGGAAATCTTTTGGCTGGCGGCTTTGATTTGAAACAATCAAAGTATGTAGGTATTATTATTGCCGCTAATAAAGAAGTTTGGGCAAAGATTCCAAGCTCTAGCATAACTTATGCAATGGCAATGGTAAATGATCAATGTGGAACTCCAAGAGGAGTATTTAAGGGAATTTATACAGTAGATATGCCAGAGCCAGTTGTAAAAGTTTATTCTATGTTTACTGGTCTCGGTTTGCCAGAGTCTCGTGTCACTCAATTGAAGAAAGATGCGCAAGAGCATATGCAAACTGTAAAAGGCAAAGATGAACAAAGAAATCTTAATCTACAATTAGATACAGGCACTAATGAAACTGTATCTGCTGCTCAAAAAATTAAAGAGAAGATTTCACAAAAGTCTTCTGCATTTGGCAAATTAGTTGGTGGAGTTGTAGATCGAAGAAAGTAATAAATATTAAATTATCTGTAAATAGTAATGCCGGATATATATACTTTAAGTATGTACTTCCGGCATTATTATGAGATATGTATGAAAAATCAATATATATGTAACTCCTCAATATATTTTTATGGGGAGGACAAATGAATAAAATAGTTATAATAAATAACAAAAAGTGTCAAATATTTTTAGAAGACCAAGCAGAATTACAAAAATTAAGAAAATTTTTATCATTTAAAGCAACAGGGGTTGAATATACCCCAGCATATAAAAATGGATGGAATGGAATTACTTATCTTTTAACTAAGTCAAATAAATTTGATTTAGGTCTTCTAAATAAAGTAAAAGACTTTTTACAACAAGAAAAAATAAATTTTACATTAGAAGATAATAGGCTACAAAAAACTATTAATCTTCCAATTGATATTTCAAAAAGATTAGAAGAAATAAATATGATCCCAAGAGATCATCAATTAAGAATATTAGATTGTGTAGATAAATTTGATAAAGGTATTGTAAGAGCAGCTACTGGTGCAGGCAAAACTCTTGCAACTGCATTGATAACTGCAAAATTAAATAAGCCAACAATAATATATGTTATTGGGCTAGACTTACTAGATCAGTTTCATAAATTATTTAGTAAAATTTTTGATGAAAAAATTGGATGGATTGGAAATGGAATTTGCGATCCTCAAAGAATCACTATTGCTTCTATCTGGACCATTGGTAAAGCACTAAATGTAGAGTCTATATTAGATGATGAGGACGATTCACAAGAAAAAGATGAACCTCAAAATCATGAAAAAATTATAAAATGTCTATCTCAAGCAAAGCTTCATATTTTTGACGAAAGTCATATAGTAACCTGCTCAACTATATTGGAAATATATAAACACATAGATCCTGAATCTGTTTATGGGTTTTCTGGAACGCCTTTCAGAGATGACAATTCAGATTTATTAATAAATGGAATTCTTGGAGAGCAAATTGTAAATGTTTCAGCCTCTGAGCTAATAAGTAAGCAGTTATTAGCCATGCCTATAATAAAGTTTTATTCAGTTCCTAAAAAACATGGATTAGGAATGCAATATCAATCTGTATATAAAGATTATATTGTGGAAAATGTTGAAAGAAATAACATGATTATTAATGTTATTAAAGAGATGCTTGAAAAAAAATATACTCCATTAGTGTTATTTAAGCAAATAAAACATGGAAATATTATTAGTGAACTTTTATCAGAAAATGGAGTTAAATTTGAAATGCTTTATGGAAATGACTCTTTAGAAAGAAGAGCTTCTGTAAAACAAATGTTAATTAATAAAGAAATAAATGTTATTTTAGCATCAACAATATTTGATTTAGGTGTAGATATTCCAGAATTAAATGCGCTTGTTTTATGTGGTGGAGGCAAAAGCAGTATTAGATGCCTTCAAAGAATTGGAAGAGTTATTAGATTGCATAAAAATAAAAAATATGCAGCAGTTGCTGATTTTTATGATCAAGCCAGATTTTTAAAACAACATTCTTTAAAAAGATTTGAAGTTTATTCTTCAGAAGATGGATTTAAAGTTATTAAATGCAAAGAAATGAAATAAATTTGACATCAATTGTTTGATAATTATGCTGAATAGCAAATATTAACTAGGGTGAAAAATGGAAAAAGACGAAGAAGTTTTTGGTGGTAATTTATATGACCCTCCAAATAATAATTATAAAAAGTTTTTTGATAAATTTAAAGAAATAGAATCTTTGCCAGTTGAAGAATGGAAAGTTGTACATATTATTTCTTATTTTTGTAAAAAATATAATCAAACATATAATGTTAATTATAAATTTAAGTATAACAGCCCTTCACCATCAAAGTGTTTTGAAGTATTTCAAATAAAAAAATTAGGGTCAATGTTGACAGCTAATCCTAAATTATTAAAAGAATACATAGACTGGGTTTTTAAAACTAAAGTTATTGAGGCAAAAAGAAGATTGACATCTATATCATTTCTTACAGTTGAAAATTTTGTAAATTTTTATAAAATTAATATTTTACTTTCTGGAAATCATAATCTAAATATAGATAGGTCTACCTTACTTCCTGATAATTTTAAACTATGTTTTAAAAATGCTGGAGTTGAAATATCAACATATGGTGAATTGGCATTTATATCTCAAATGTCAGATATGCCTTTTGAGATTATCGGAGCATTTCAAAAAATAGAAGAAATGGGCTTTGAAAAGGAAGTATTATCTAGAATTGTATGAATGATTATATTAATAAACACGTTAAATTATTATTAAATAATAATATTATAATTGAAGGCACGGTAAAGTCTTGGTCTTTTTCTACTGTAGAAATTCTATCACTAGATAATAAAAGCACTTCTATTATTACTCACCCAAATGAAGATATAAGAGTAATTAAAATTGTACATCAAGAAAAAAATATAATTGAAGAAAAAACTGCTACAGAACAAGAATTTGATAGCGTTTCTAACGAGCCAGGATATGATGATTTAAAATTAAAAAAATTATCAGAGCTTAAAATAGAAATGATAAAGCAAGATAAAGAAATTGTTGCTAGTCAACTAAAAAACCATCAGATAGGCGAATTAAAGAAAGTTAATTATGAATACCCAGGATTTTTTAAGAAGTAAGGCTTTAAATAATATTCCTACAAGAAAACTACAAGATATAGTTTTGTCAATAGAGTCATCTAATGAAGAGTTAAATAAAAAGAACATTAAATTAATAGCTATTAATCGTTATGCTGAAAGTAATATTCCTATTGAATATTGGAATTTAAAGATGGAAAAAGATTTTCATGGAAATGAAAATCTATTAAATAAGTATATGGAATATACTTCTGATTTAAAATCATCATATTTAAATGGCTCATCTATATGTTTTGCAGGTGGACATGGTTTAGGTAAAACATTTACTATTACATCTATTCTTAAAAAAGCAAGTAATAAAGGATTTTCTTGCCTATATACTACTTTAAGTGATATTGTAAATGTATTAACCTCTGCTAGTGCTGAAGATAAGTTTCTATCAAGAAGAGAGTTAACTTTAGTAGACTTTTTAGCTATTGATGAGTTTGATTCTAGGTTTATGCAAAATGATAATGCGGCAGATCTTTATGCTAGAACACTAGAAAATATTTTTAGAACTAGAAGTCAAAATAAATTGCCAACATTAATGTGTACAAATTCTCCTAATGTTGTAGAAAGTTTTAATGGACCTCTAAAGGCAAGTATTGATTCTTTAATGAAAGGATACTTGAAAGTATTTCCTGTTTTTGGTGAAGATTATAGAAAGAAGAAAGCACAATGAGTTATTCAAATTTAGATTTATCGGTATTAAAAGTATTAGTAACTAATAAAAGTTATGCTATAGATTTTGTTAATGATTGTGACTCTAAACTATTTTCTCCCGAAGTTTGGAGTTTTGCAAATTTAGTAATAAACTATATAAAATCTTATAAAGAGATACCAACTCTTAGAGTATTGACAGAAAAATTATCTAAAGGCAATAATGAAAAACTAATCGAAAATACATCTAAAATTTGGGAAGCTATATCTAATTTTGAATATGATGAAAAAGAATATAAACATGATTTAGAAAAAATCAAAAAGAGATTTGCAGAAAAGCAAATTACTTCAGTAAAAGATGCGCTTATAAAATTAGAGCCAGGTTTAATAGATATTCCAAAAACTGTTGGAGAAATGCAGAAGACGATTCAAACAATAAAAAGTTTGAATCAACCAAAAGCATATGAAAGTAAAAATATTAAAGAGTTTTTGCCATTTTTCGTTGAAAAGTTTAATTTAAAAAAACAAAATCCAGATTTAGAAGTAGGCGTAAAAACAAAATATTCTTTTTTTGATTTTGCTACCAATGGAGTTAAACCTGCAGACTTCGTTTTGATTGCAGGTGAATCAGGTTTCGGTAAAAGTTTATTTTTGAATAATATTGCAATCCAAACTTGGATGCAAGATAATAAAATAACTCAAAAAGATTCATTTACAGAAGGTAAAAATATTATTTATTTTAGCTTGGAAATGCCCTATGAAGATTGTTTTAATAGATTAATTAGTAGACTATCTGGGGTTCCAGCTAGAAATATTGAAAATGCAAAAATATCTAAAGAAGATTTTGCCAAGATTAAACAAGCTTTAGATTTTATTAATAACTATCCATATACTTTTAAAATTGTAGATATTGCCGATGCTTCAGCAAATGATCTAGAAGCTATTTTAGCAAATAGTGAAGAAAAATTTGATGTAGTATTTGTAGACTACTTGGGCATTATGAATACAAATGAAAAATCTGATGAGGCTGACTGGCTAAAGCAAGGTCTTATAGCGTATGAAGTTAGAGCAATTGCTCGTAAGTATAAGCTACCTATTTTCTCTGCTGTACAATTAAATAGAAAATCTCAATCTAAAGACTCATCAGAAAATATTGGACTTTCTAGATTAGCTAGATCTAGCACTATTGCAACACATGCAACGCATGTTATTCAGATTGAAAATAGACCACAAGAAGAAATGCATCCAGATTTTGTATGGCACATAATTAAAAATCGTAAAGGTCCCAAAGGCAAAGGTGTTTTATATAAAAATCTAGCATGCGCCACTCTAATAGATAAGCCAATGGAAGTTGAAGAACAAGATTCAAGATTTACAAATTATGATATGGAAGATATCTCTGAAGAAATAGAGGACCTAGAAATTTAAATATATGATTAGTTATGTATTTTCTAAAGGATTAATAAATGAAAAACTATGAAGAAATAGTAGCTGAAGCAGTTAGAATTGAATATGAACATCATAGTGGTCAACTTTTTATTGTTTTTAAAGTAATAGATGGCAAATATAAAGATTATATTAAAAATAATTGGACTAAAGATATAGAATATAGACTTATAGATAAATATTTAATTAATAAATAAAGGAAAGAATTATGCCTACCTATGAACATATTTGTATTAATGAATCTTGTAAACATGAATGGGAAGATAATTATTCAATAAAACTAGATCCTCCTAAAATTTGTCCTAAATGTGGATTAGAAACAGCTAAAAGATTAATATCACTAGGTGGAAAAGGCGTTGTAGAATTATGTGGTCAAGATTTAATTGATAAACTTAAATCTGATAGTAAACAATTGAAGAAAGATATGCATAAATCTGATAAAATATATGCCAATATGTTAGGTGAAAGTAAATATCATGATTTACAAACTAGACTAGATCGTAGAAAGAGATAAAATTTAAATAATATTTTTACTGTTGACAAAATAATAAGATATTTTATACTATTGTTCCGTCATTAAATAAGTAAAGGTGAAAGATTTTATGCCAACATATACTTACAAGTGTAAAATTCATGGAGAATTTGATACAGTACATTCTATAAAAGAATGTCTAGAAACATGCCCAAAATGTGAACAAGAAAATTTAGAGCCACAAAAAGTAGTTCGTCTTATTTCCGGAGGAACATCTTTTATTTTATCAGGTGGTGGATGGGCTAAAGATAATTATAGTTGATCGTTATGCCAAAAAAAAGTGACAAAAATAAAAATCTAAAAAAAGTTTTAGAATTATTAAAATTTTCATTGTCACTAAATGATGAAGAAATTATACGTTCAACAATTGAATCAGTTATTGAAATTCTTGAAGAAGAATCAAGAAAATAACTTAGTATTTACTTAAAATTTTTGTATCAATTATTATTACTCAATAATTGAGTATATTATTACTTTTTAAATCTTTAAGAGGATCGAACCATGTTAACAGAACAAGAAGCACAAGATCTCATGGCTAAATTAGTTGAGCTAAAATCTAAAGCAAAAGCATCAGACGATCCAAAAATTCGTCATGAATTATCAAAGCATGAACAAATTTGCATTAGTCAATTTAAATACCTAGTTACAATGAAAACTGGCAGATATAAAGCTTTTTCTAATTATGAAGATTTAAATCAAGAAGGTTTTGAAGCGCTTGTTAAAGCGATGAAAACATATAATCCTAAAAAAGGATCATTCTTTGCTTGGGCTCATAATTATATAGGCACTAGAATATCTAGAAGTGCAAACTTACATACAACTATTCGTTATCCATTAAAGGTTGCAAAGGAAAATACGCCTCATAAAGAAGCTATTATGCCTCTTATAATTGAAGAGAGATATTGTCCAGATAAAGAATTAGAAGATTATCAAACAGATAATGCAATAAAATTTGCAATTGAGCATTTGACAGAGCAACAAAAGCAAGTAATTAATTTAGCATACGGGCTTAATGGAGATAAACCAATTTCTATTAATAAAATATGCAAAAAATTAGGAATATCAAGATTAAACTGTATTAAATTAATTAATACTGCACTTTCATCAATGAAAGAAAATATTAAAATATAATAATATTTAATTTTAAATTACTATAGTATTGTTAGGGTATATATATTTTATATATTAGTGTAGGAGATATTAAATGAGTTTGCTAGAGCCAAGATTAATTTATGCACCATTTGTTTATCAACAAGCTTATGATTTTTGGGAAAAGCAACAGCAAGCTCATTGGCTTCACTCAGAAATTTCCATGGCTGGAGATATTTCTGATTGGAAATCAAACCTTTCTGAAACAGAAAAATTTGTGATAGGATCTGTATTAAAAGGTTTTACTCAAGCTGAAATTGTTATCGAAGATTATTGGTCAAATAAAATTGCAAAATGGTTTAAGCATCCAGAAGTTCAAATGATGGCAAATACATTTGCTGCATTTGAAAGTATACATGCTGTAAGTTATGCCTATCTAAATCAATCACTAGGTTTAGAAGATTATGCGGCATTTTTATATGAACCTTCAGCCAAAGCAAAAATAGATCGCTTAGTAAATGCTAAAGGAAAAACTAAAAAAGAAATTGCATTATCATTGGCTATATTTTCAGCCTTTAATGAAGGTGTTAATTTATTTAGTAGTTTTGCAATCCTTCTTAACTTCAGTAGATTTAATAAACTAAGAGGGGTAGGTCAAATTATACAATTCTCTATAAGAGACGAGTCATTGCATTCAAATGCTGGATGCTGGTTATTTAGAACATTCATTAAAGAAAATCCAGAAATTTTTAATGATGAATTAAAAAAAGAAATCTATGATGCTGCACGCTTGACAGTACAATTAGAAGATTCATTTATTGATATGGCTTTTTCTAAGGGCGATATCCAAGGGTTATCTAAAGAAGATTTAAAAACATATATTCGTTTTAGAACAAACACTAAATTACAAGATTTAGGTTTAAAAACAAATTGGAAAAATATAGATAAAAGTGTTATTGATAAATTTTTCTGGTTTGATGTTATTTCACAAGGTGTTGAACATGCAGACTTCTTTAGCGGAAGAGTTACTACTTATGCAAAAGGCACACTAAATTGGGACTCTATCTTTGATCAGGCATGAAAGGTTTTAATATGATGACTTTAGAAGAATTAAAAGAAAATAAGCTTGCACCAGAATGGCTTACCGATGAAGGTCTTACTACCTTGCAAAACGGATATCTTTTGGACGGTGAAACTCCAAAAGATATGTGGAAGCGAGTTTGTTCTTCAGCCGCTAAACGTCTAAATAAGCCTGAATTAGAAGATAAATTTTTTGAATTATTTTGGAAAAATTGGCTTTGTGGAGCAACGCCTGTATTAAGTAATATGGGTACAACTAGGGGGCTTCCGATCAGCTGTTTGGTTGGAGATACTTGGCTAAATACAAAGAATTCTGGAAAGAAAATCAAAAACATTGAGATTGGCGATGAGTTACTTACTCATGAGGGTAGGTATAAAAAAGTAATTGCCAAAAAATCTAGAATGAGCACTGACGATTTATATAAATTAGTTGTTGCTACTAGAACTACTCCGCTTAAAATCACCGGTAATCATCCTGTTCTAACTAACTTAGGATGGATTCGTGTAGACAAATTAAATCCAAGCATTCATTTTATTGCCACAAATCAAGACATTGATTTTGTAGAAAAAGATTATACAATAGACATGTCGAATTACGTAGATTATCAATTTATTGAAGAAGATAATAAACTGATTAAAAAATCAGAAAATAAAGTTCCTAGTAAAAATACCGGTACAGTATCTTACTATGCAAAAGTAACAAGAAAAATTGAAGTAGATAATGATCTCGCATGGGCTCTTGGATTGTGGATGGCTGAAGGAAGCAGATCTACTTCTTCTAATAAAGATCCCAATGGAATTAGAATTACTTTGAATGTAGAAGAGATTGATCTTGCTAAAAAATGGATGTCAATCATTGGTGAAAAATTTAATATCAATGGCAATTTCTATGAATCCGAATACCAGCGAGATAATTTTGCAAAAGGTAAAGTTTGCAGATGGCTATCATGTAATATGAATTCAAAAGCAGTTGGAAACTTCTTTACCAAAGAGTTTGGAGTAGATTGTAAGACAAAATCTATCCCTCAATGGATATTGGATTTGCCAAAAGATAAGTTGCAAAGCTTTCTTGATGGATTATTAATTGGAGATGGTCATTTTATTAAAGAAAATGATAATAGAAGCCAAGTATGGAGCCTTACTCTGGCAAATCCAGAACTTTTATTAGGCGCTTATAACATTTGCTTAAAATTAGGTCTTGGATGCAGCTTGCAGATGCAATCTAAACCAAGTAATATCGGCAAAACAAAATATGTGTATTCTTTAAGATCTTTAGCTCCAAACAGCATTAAATTATCAAAATTTAATTCACAGTCAGGAATTCAGTTTGGTAAGCTTCGCTATTGTCCTATAATTTCTTTAGAAAAATTGCAAGAAAATGAAGAGGTTTTTGATATTACTGTTGCAGACGATCATTCTTTTTCTGCCCAAGGCGTAATTGTGCATAATTGCAACTCGATTCATGTAGGCGATAGTGTCCGTAGTAT